TCGATTTCGGATGCAATCCGTTTCTGGACGCATGGACATTCGAGAAACCGAAAGCGTTGGATGCAAGTATGTTGGTCAACCCTTATGACCGATTCGCAGCAGGCCACGTACACATTGGTATTCCCCGTATCAACAAAGACCCCTTCCTCCGTGCCTATTGGGCGCGCGTTCTTGATGTATTCTTGGCTGCTCCCGCGTTGTTCTGGATGAACGATGAGGAACTGGAGCAGGAACGAGTGCGCCGTACCATGTACGGAAAGGCTGGGTCGTACCGTCCCAAGGATTACGGCATCGAATACATCGTCCTGAGTAACTTCTGGATTAAGGACGCTGCCCGCATCGGTGCTGTATGGGATGCCATCGAGTCCGCCTACCACGGCGGTTCCCCATCAACCAACGGCCCACGGTACGGAAATCAACTCAAGGAAATATCCGATCAGTTGCGGGTTGCTATTAACAAGTGTGATCGGGAGGCAGTAAAAGGAATCCTTCCGCACTTGATTGCTGGTAGTGCTATCCGGCACTTGTGTTCCTTGCACACGCAACAATAATTGTAGTCGCCCGACTACAGCCTACGGCGGGCTGCAAGCGCAGCTTGCCCTACAAAGGAGAAGCTGAGTATGTCATTCAACGAAAGTTCAGCGGAGTTGAATCATCGGTACGGAACTACCTTTATCGGTATCCGTAACGGTGAGGAAATACTCCCTCTTTATGTACGTGAGTTTGGGGGGGAGAAGAAACGCACACGACTCATTACTGGGGCATTGTATCATCGGGCCAATGGGGCTATTGCGCATGACATGGTTGCCAAGGAATACGATTTTGATGAGGTCGTCTGGGCAGCGCCCAAGTTGGGGTACATCCAATGTGCTGATAAAGTTACCAAGTTTGTTGTGCGGGAACCGGAACCACGACCAGCTAAAATACGTGGCCTTAAGCCCAATCTGACAACCTATTGGTATTGGTCAAAGGAGCGTGTTGGCTTTACCAATCAACGAATGTCGGACCTGTTTAACTACGGGGATGCATCGTGGGACATTTACTCGGTGTATAACCCGCAGTACCTCAGCGCAGAGGCAGCGTGGACTGCCATTCGTAATGGGGAGTGGGTCGGGGCAGCACTAAGCAGAAACATAGCCCTGTACAAAACCAAGCACTCGAAGAATCCGCTTGTGTTTTACAAGGACCTTGCCGTAGGTTTGTACGACAAGGAAAGCAATAAGGCGTTTCTTCGTCCAGCCGCGCACATGCTGTTTGAGGAAATGTCAAACTACATGGCCTGCGAGAAGGTAGCTGGGGAGGAATTACCAAAACCAAAGCCGGAGCAGGTACCCAAGGCTCCCAAGTTCGCTGACGCACTTAAGGCACTTCGTGACGCGGAGGTAAGAGAAAGGGCGGTACGTGTAGAGGGAGCAGCACACGTTCGCAATAACTTCGAGTGGATGGGGGATGTAGCTATTCCTAACATAGTTCAGGTAAAACTTGATGTAGGTGTAGTTGGCGAAAACGAAATCAATGAGGAGGATAACGATGAGCCAAATTGGTAAGCTGTTCGGCCACAAGGCGGACCCACGTACACACGGCGTTGACCAGCAATGGCCGATTCCCGATTGCTACATGGGGCTGGAGTTGGAATACGAAGGCGCTCAAAACAAGGATGTGGTACAGCAAAAGGTAAAGGCCAAGTATATTGAGTTCTCGGAGGATACATCCCTCCGTGGTCCCAATGTGGAGCTACGGGGCATACTGCCGTTGTCCGGTGCAGACTTAACCACGGCGCTCAACGAACTAACCATGATAGTTGCCGAGTTCAAACGGATAAACGGGGTGGATTTGGTACTCAACAAACGTACCAGTCTACATGCACACATGGACGTGCGGAACTTGGACTATGAGGAGTTTCGCCGATTCAAGATGCTGTGCATCATCTTCGAGCGCCCATTGATTCATTATTGCGCCCCTGATAGGGAGTACAATAACTTTTGCTTGCCAACGTACCGGGCGGAATCTCAGCGAGGCGTGTATGCTGATTTATTGTCCGGGGAACGGAACTTGCGCGACGCGATACCAGAAGCCAGCAAGTACATGGCCATCAACTTCCTTCCATTGGTAGAGTTTGGTAGCGTGGAGTTTCGTTCGCATCAGGGTTCTCTTGATATGAACGATGTGAGGGAGTGGGTGTGCATCATTCAGTGTCTCAAGAAAGCTGCTGTTGAAATGGTGTTTAACACTCCGACGGAGTTGTTGGTACACGTATCCAAACTTGGGGCAAAAGAGCTTGCAAAACAAGTGTTTGGTGCGTGGTTCGACAAGGTGGCGTACCCGGAGCTGGAGGTAGATGTCATGGACGGTGCACGCTTCGTGCAGGACTTGTTGCTGTACTATGACACACATATCAATTCGCTGACTAAACCCGATCTGTCGTCGGTGGAAGAAGCAATTCAAAACTCACGTAGTCGGTAGACTACATTTTATATTTAGGAGAACTGCTATATGTGCGGTATTCACGGATACGTAGGACAAGTTGGTTTTGGGGACACCAAACCATCCCGTATGAATCTTCGGGATTACGTAAAAGATGGGTTTGTAGCCAACATGCTTCGCGGGGTTCATTCCTCAGGCATGTTCGCCATCCCGGAGAAACACGAGGTTCAGGTGCCGGTCGTCAAGCGTAGTTACAACGGAATGGAATTCCTTGGGGTGCACGATACCAAAGAGTTGCTGAATGCGTACGCAGATATGCGCGGCTATGTGGCGCACTTGCGTTGGGCCACAAAAGGGAATGTGCACCGGGATAATGCACACCCGTTCCAGCATGGGCCAATAACAATGGTACATAACGGCACACTGTCCAACGAAAAAGAACTCGGTGACTGGAAGTTCGATACCGACAGCGAGTACATCGCCAAGAGTTTGGCTGAGCGCCCTGACCCAAGAGACACCATCAAACTGCTGGATGGTGCCTTTGCCTTGGTGTGGCACGACGCTCGAACAGACAAGATGTATATGACCCGCAACAAGGACAGAGAGTTGGGCTATGCGTACGTCAAGGGCAAGAACGCGTTTATGTTCGCAAGTGAATGGCCGATGATGCAATGGCTGGCGTGGCGCAACTACATCGAGTTGGAGGAAATCGAGGATGTTACTCCGTATGACATTCTGGAATTTCCGGTGGACGACCCTCGCTCTCGGGTAATTATCAAAGCCGAGGCGTATGTTGCTCCCAAGTGGAATTACAGTCAGCGCAGCGCCAGCCCAACTGGAGGGGCTGGCAATACCATCCCTTTTACCAGAAAGGTTTTACCGACCGTGATTATGATGGGGAGTGGTGGGAATGGGGAGGTCCCTAAGGGCGTCCCGGAAAACCTGCATCCCGGAAAGGAAATCGAGTTCTCGGCAATGGAAGTATTCCTCAAGGACCGGACCAGCCGTATGGGAACGCTTGAGGGTGTAATGGCCGATAAGCCCCACTGGCGGGTTGTGGCCCGTCAGGTAGATATTCGCAAGTTCTCCGGCCTCAACCGAATGATCGGCAAGGTTATCGGGTACATCTGCTTGGAATCTCACTGGCCCACTGTGTACGTTGGGGATGCTAAGGAATCCAAGACTCCCGATGTGGATAAAAACGGCAAGCACTTGGGCTATAACCGTCACTACAGGAAATACAAAGAGAATGAGCAGAATCCAATTCTCCTTGGCATGGCGACCAAAAAATATGGAGAACAAGTGCCAATCATTGAGGGAGCGGCTACAAGGCTGGCTCCTTTTCTTGATGAGGAACGAGACCCCGATGCTGTGTTGGCAGAAGTACAATCTAAAAATGTGCCTATAACTGATTTACAATGGTTCCGAACCGTCAATGTAGATGGGCACCGAATGTCTGTGGAAGCCGCGCACAATTTGTTAAAGACACAATGCGCGTGGTGTAGCGGGCATTTCAAGGACCTCAAGGATATTCGGTACGTTGGGGATTCAACAATCTGCTTTAGCAATTGTGGGGATGCTATCCCGTTTCTCAAACATGGAACAACGGAGCACTAAGAATGACCTCTACGTATAAGGTTTATGTAAAGGAAAACAACAAGTCGCACAGGCATCTTATTAAAGATGATGCTTGTTTTGGCAGGTTTTCGTGCCGCTATGGAGGCAGTACGTTTAATTATGGGCAATATAGACACGCCCCAGCCAATATACACACTATACGGTATTACCCGGAACGGAGAGGCATTTCTGCGGAGGAGTGTGTTACGTGCTTCGAGGAATTGCAGGCCGCCATGCCGGAACTGCCGTGGCCCAAGAAAGGTAACTTTCTGGATTGGGAAAAGAAAGGAATGGCCGCATTTACGGACATTCCGGGTCAAGTCAGTATTGGGCTGTTTACGCTTGTTCGTTACGTAAACGAGTATCCGGGGACTTTGCAGCAGTATCTCTTGATGCGTAAGGTACTCGGCGTTACACCATTACAGGCGCTGCATCTGGCGCATAACCTTAGTAGTGTGGATGGAGGCATTAAATGGGATAACGTGGTTGGACATGCGGGGCACAGCATTATTCCGTCACATACACTACACGACAAGGTGTATAAACACTTTGTTGGAAAAAAGTGGGCGCTGGAAATGCAGAAACTTAAGCCCTACAAGGAGTACAATGATTACCAAGGAATCCACAAGCTATTCGCTGGAGACGATAATCCCTATAGAAAGGAACAGTGGTTTCCTCGGGATATGTACGGGATTACAGGAGAACAAATTATGAATCGTATTAACAAACTGGAGAACATAGGATGAGCAAACCAACAATATTAGTTCTTGGTGATAAGGGGGATGGGTTACCATTCTTTCCGTGGGGCCATCTTCGCTTTTCGTACAAGGAGTATTACGCAACGCGTAGTGCTGAAAATGTGGACGCCGTTGTGTTTACCGGAGGGACTGACGTAGACACGCGACTGTATGGGGAGGAGCGCGGGTCCTTCACAGGCAAGCCTGACGTATTCCGTGATGAGGTCGAGCGCCGCGTGTTCGATATTGCTATACGGCGCAAGATTCCCATGATGGGGATTTGTCGTGGCTCCCAGTTTGGGTGCGTTATGTCCGGCGGTAAGCTGTTCCAGCACGTATCCGGGCACGGCGTCCGTGGAGCTCATCCGGCCATGACAATTGATGGGGAGGAAATCCACGTTACCAGCACGCATCACCAGATGCTTAACGTGCGAGGCACGGACCATCAGGTGTTGGTGTGGGCATCCCCGACCAGATCAGAGCAGTATCTTGGGGAAGATGATGTTCCACAAACTCCTCCTGATAAGGAACCGGAAGTGGTATGGTTTCCGCAAACCAAGTTCCTTGCGACGCAGTACCATCCGGAGTACATGGACGAGCAGACTACGGGATGGAAATATTACCAGCGGTTGTTGGCTAACTATATCTTTGAAGGAATGTAGTCTGCCGACTACATTTGGAGGCTACGATGCGTGTATTTGTTTACGGTACATTAAAGGTAGGATTCGGAAATAATTATTTGTTGGCCGCAGGAACCTACGTAGGTAAGGCTGTAACTGAACCAAAATATACCATGTACTCGGCGGGGCACTTTCCGTATGTCCGGATAGGAGGTAGTCAAAAAATACAAGGAGAGGTATTTGAAGTAAACGAAGTAACAGTTCGGCAGCTAGATCAGTTGGAGCAACATCCTAACTGGTATAAGCGCCAAGTTGTACAAACCTCTCTCGGAGAGGCTTGGATGTATATAATGCCGCCTACTCAGCAAATGGGCGGAAATGAAGTCAAATCTGGTAACTGGAGGTAATCATGTTTAATGTTGGAATCTATCGTGCCCGTAAGGGAGTTCCCGGCGTTGGTCGCAAACTGGCAATCGCTCTGGACGCCTATGAAGTCACATCCGTCCGTCCGGCGGAACGTCCCGCCCCCGGTGCTGTGGTAATCAACTATGGCCGCAGAGAGAAACCCGCGTGGTATGACGAGTTCACCAAGAACGGAGGGCGTATCGTCAATCGTGGAAGTGCGGTTGCAAAGTGCGTGGACAAGCGCAGAACACTTGCTATTTTGCGAGAGGGAAACGTGCCGTGCTTGGAGTTCACCGAAGCTCAGGGAGTTGCCCAATCATGGGCGGATAAAGGCAACCGTGTATTCGTCCGTGAAACTGCCAAGGGAAAGAAAGGCCGGGGCATCACGATTGTCGGCCCCGGAGGGGATGTTCCTCCTGCGCCTCTGTACACCTTGGACTATCCCAAGACACATGAGTTCCGTGTGCATGTGGCCTTCGGCAAGGTCATTGACTTTGTGCAGAAGAAGAAAATGGGAGCCGAGAAGCGCAAGGCGATGGGCATTGACGCCGTAAACGAGGACGTACGTAATCACCATCGCGGGTGGGTATTTGCCCATAACGATTTGATTGTGTCCGAAAAAGAGTGGAGGCAACTTGCCAACATAGCAATTGAGGCAGCAAATGTCCTTGGTTTGGACTATTGCGGCATTGATATGCTCGCAGATCATAGGAACGGAGTGCTTCTGTCAGCGGTTATCTGCGAGGTAAACTCCGCGCCGGGTATGTCAAGTAAGACGACGTTCGACGCTTATGTGGGAGCATTTAAGGAGTTCATCGCAAAAGATAATGCGTATAAAGCTGCTGCACAAGACTAAGGAACTAATTTAACCTTTGCTTGTCTAAGTACATCCTATATGCATATAAGCAAGTCTATAGACTTGCGATTGCATTTACTCCCCCGGAGGGGGTGCATTATGCATATATAATTAATAATATGTACTTTGACAGCAAAAAAGGAAAAAAGTTCCATCGGAGGCAATATGAGTAGCAGACCGTCAAGCGGTACTATGGTTTACTGGCGATTAAAAAAGAGTGTGCCCGGACCGTGGTTGTTTGGGTACGTTACGTACGAGAAAGGACATGAGCTTTTGCGTATGGGCAGATACAATGGGGATTCACACGGAGGACAAATAGTTTCAGCCTCTGAGATTGAATGGAAACCCTACTGAGGTTTCTTTGGAAGCGATGATTAACAACAAAGGAGACAAAATGGCAATGTTTATGAATCATTTTCAAGAGTTCACTCGCAAGACAGCAATCTATCCGGAAGTTGGTACCGGCTCAGTACCCGCAATTTCGTATGTAGCGTTGGGGTTGGCAGGAGAGGCGGGGGAGATAGCCAACAAAGTCAAGAAGCTACTGCGTGACGGAGATAAGCCGGAACTGCGGGAGCAGATTGTATCGGAAATCGGCGATGCTATGTGGTATCTGTTTCGTCTTGCCGATGAGTTCAATGTGCAAGCAGGGGACCTTGCTTTCCAGAACATGACCAAGCTGCAAGATCGCCAGAAGCGCGGCGTCTTGGGCGGGTCCGGCGACCACAGATAGGAGGATTTATGTTTTCAAGTCTTGGTGATTTACTTAAGGCAGGGGTTGGATTAGTTATAGAAACACCTGCGTCAATCGTTGCCGATGTTGCAACTCTTGGAGGGGTCCTAAACGATAAGGACAAGCCCTATACCGTAGAAGCCTTGGAAAAGGTTTTAGATAATATTTCTAACGCCACAAAACCGGAGTAAATGGAAATGGAATACTGTTTAAGTTGCAATGACGCTGTACTAACAACCGAAGAAGATGTAGACACAGGAACGTGTGCATCATGCCGCGGTGTGGAACGTAATGAGGACACCAATCCTCGCGCACTGGACTTCCGCGGACCTCGCCGGGAACGGTTCGTTGATGGGGTTGCTGGCTTCCTGCACGACCAGCGCGGCATGGACCCAACCATCGGACCTGAGCCCGAAGATGTGGGACTAACTGAGGAGGACGACGATGGCTGTTGATATAAACCGATTGCACTGTTGCAGTAATCCGTACCAAGGGAGCACCAAGAAAGTCCTATGTGTTTGCTCAGCAGGATTGCTTCGTTCTCCAACGGCAGCGGTAGTTCTTTCGCAAGAGCCATTCAACTACAACACCAGAGCAGCCGGGGTACATAGCTACGCCTTAATTCAGGTGGACCGTGTACTTACGGAGTGGGCTGATGAGATTGTTGTCATGGAGTCGTACATGCTTGAGACGCTTAAAGACAAGCTGCCACTCAACAAACCTGTGATTGTACTTGGTATTAAGGACAACTACGCGTACAGAGATAAGGAATTAATGGCGTTAATCAAACAGCGATACTTGGAGGCAGACGAGTGATAACATTAGCAGCGTTGTGTACATCGGTTGTAATCGGCCTTGGTTTGGGTGTTGAGAAAGGCCCTAACCAGCATATGTACGGAACAGAGCCTACTGGTACGTTTCGTGCGTCGTGCGGCTTACCCAACAACTTCGCTCTGGAATATGACCACAAGTCGGCCATACCGGATGGGTTTCCGTTCAATGATCGGAAGGATAAGAATACATCGGACGTATTCTCCCTGACCTATACTTTCAAACTAAAATGAGCACAGATATTTTTGTTGTTACTATGTATCGGCATGGAAGCCGCGAAAAGCACAGCTACGTATTGGGGGCATGGTTGTCAGAGAGACGAGCAAAGAGGGAGGCGAAAAAAGAGCAGGAAGTTAGAGCAAACCTATACATGCCTGAGATACTTAGCGTAAACCCGAAGTTTAACGGCGACGAAAACCTGCACATAAACGAGGTTGTGTTGCCATTACAGGAGGTCGTGTTATGAACTGGCATTTTAAGTTGGTTGTTATTGTTGGCACACTGGCGATTGTAATCCTTCTTGGATTGGTCGCCATGTACGGCAAGGGAATCAATCGAGGCATGATAGTTCAGCCACCACAGGCTGTACGCATCGTCCACAGCATTGAGTGCACGCCTAAGGAGGAATCATATTTTCCTCCGGGGGAAGTGTACCTTATGTCGGATATGATGTAATGGAACACGGACGGGCTAAATGGGCTGCTTGCATAGATCACATTAAGCTGATCGCTGCAACAGAACTGGATGTGGGCATGAATACCAAGGAACATCTGTGTCCGTGGTGTGATGGAGGCCAATCACGGGAACGAGCGTTTAGCCTGACCCGCACGGAGGTAGGATTGCTGTACAAATGCCATCGGGCATCGTGTGGGAAGTCGGGGTTTATTCCGACTATTGCAAGTAGTCTGCCGACTACACCACAACGAGAAGAGCGGAGAAAGACACGACCATATACGGGCGAATATCTGCCCTTGAATGGTACGGAGATACAATTCTTTTACGACGAATATGGACTAGAGTACAAAGAAATATGTGATTTTAGCTATGACCCGCGTACAGGTAGAATTGTACAACCGTGGCACACTGTATTAGGACACCTCGGCGGGCACATACTGAGAGGGTATCACGGGCAGAAGCCAAAGTCCCTGACGTACTGGAACAACGACGGCGTGCCAATGGTAGATTACTACATAAAGTTTCCGTGGGATAGGTCCATTTGGCTTGTGGAAGATCAGCTTAGTGCTATCAAGTTGTCTCGATTTGAGAACTCGGCGGCGCTGCTTGGTGCGTATATCTCCCCGGAGGTTGCGGAGGATATTCGTAAGAATTTCCATACTGTGTATCTGGCATTGGACAACGATGCTACCATAAAAGCCATCGAGCAGACGTTGACGTATAATCTCTACTTCCGGAACTTTCGGGTAGTGGTTCTGTCTAAAGACGTGAAAAATATGAATAACGATGAAATACAAAAACTAATAGGGGACCACGTTGGAAGCAAAAATCTTAGGAGCCCTGCTACACGAGAGGCGCGCATTTGAGGAACTTACTAACCTCAAAGAGGATGGGGCTGGATTTTCAGACCTTGGCAAGATCATCTTCGCCGAGATTGCGGCTTTTTATCGGCGTGACCCGGCTGCTAACGCTGCTGATAAGGAAATCCTTCTGGCAGCGGTTGAGCAACGGCTAAACAACGATAAGCAATTTAAGCGGCTTGCTGAGGTAATAAAAGAACTACAGGTAGTATCCCTACCTAACCTGCTGGAGATATACCGCAAGCAAAAGAAGTTCATGGTGGCGAATGAACTGGCGGTAGCCTTGCTCAAGCAGGATGATGATAAGGTAAGGGAACTTTCGCAGAAGTGGTCTGCGTGGGATGTGGGTGTAGAGCAAGATAAGGAGGAGACAGCCGATGTTTTTGAGAAGATTGATATTGAATCTGTTTTTGCGCCTATCCAGAGGGAAAATCTCATGCCTCTTTTCCCTGCGTCTCTTAATGAACTTACTGATGGAGGCGCGACACGGGGCGATCATATTCTTATCGCAGGACGAGTGGAAAACGGTAAAAGCCTCGTTGCCGTTAATCTCGCATCTGGACTCTGCTTCTCAGGGAAACGAGTTCTTTATATTGGCAATGAGGATGCCCCCGCACGAATGATTCCTCGCTTCGTCAGTCGCCTTACCGGACTGACCAAGCAGCAGATCATTCAGGACTATAAATCCGCACAGAATAAGGCCAATAAGAGGGGGTTTAATAACCTCATTTTCATCAATGCGCGTGAGTGCTCATTGAACCATATTGACAATTGGCTGTCTAAGTACAAACCAGACGCAATGGTTGTGGACCAAATCCGCAATATCAATGCGGGTAATGTGGAAAAGACTGAGCAGTTGGAGAAGGTGGCTACGGGGATACGCCGCCTAATCAAGAAGCACAATGTTCTTGGAATAAGTATCTCACAGTCCATGAACGATGCGGAGCATATCAACAAGCTGATCGGAGATATGGCCGATGTGGCTAACAGTAAGGTGGATTTGCCGGGTCAGGCTGATTTGCTTATTCTGCTGGGAACGAATGATGATTACCGTAACCGCAACATGGTTATGTTCTCCATTCCAAAGAATAAGCTGAGCGGCTGGCACGGCAGTTATCCTGTTCGGATTAACCCGTTGTTGTCTCAGGTGGAGGATGTTGCATGAAGGCATACATAGCAAAGAGAGAATATGACTATGAAGGCTTTATTGTACTTGGGGTGTTTAGTACTAATACTTTAGCAGAGGCGGCATGTGAAAAAGACAAGGGAGATAGGAAACAGAGGAAGTGGCTTCCAGCAGATGGGTATTCTACGGAGGAATTTGTTGTTGATGAAACGTAGTCTGTAGACTACAAAGGATTCTATATGAAACCATATCCAGTTTGGGTTTGTTTTCCTTGCGGGGAGGCGGCGCGTGGTACGCCGATGCCGAAAGGACACGTGTGCACAGTACACATGGACATCTGCCATGTGTGTGGAAAAGTAGAGTATGTTACGGAGCCAAGGGACTTTGGCTATCCTAAGTTTGCTGGACATGCGTATGAATCGAAATCGGCCTATAAGAGAAAAGAGGCACAAATGCTATGAGTGTTCTATTCTGTAGTGATTTGCATCTTGGGCACGCCCTCGCTGCTAAACTGCGTGGGTACGATTCCGTAGAGAAGCACGACCAAGACGTGATCTATAAGCTAATGCAGCAATGCACTAAGCGCACGTTGTTGTGGATTCTTGGTGATGTAGCCATGAAGCGCGAGTCGTTGGATTTACTCAACGCTGTGTATTGCGAGAAGCGTCTAGTGCGGGGGAACCACGATAACTTCCAACTTGGGGTGTATCTCAAATACTTCCAAGAGATTCACGGATTCCTGCGGTATAAGGAAATGTGGCTGAGTCATTGCCCGATTCATCCACAGGAAATGTGTCGAGTAAAGTTAAATGTGCACGGGCACATCCACAAGGGAGCCATGACTCCGGAACTTCCGTTGCCGTACTTCAACGTCAATTGGGATTTTTGGGGACGTGCTGTTTCATTAGATGAAATTATCAAAGTGAGGGATGAATATCATGCGAGGAACTCAGGCGAAGTTAGCAAGACGGTTGGCTGAGGCTGTACTTTTGCGGGAGGGGATTGACCACAATAAAATCCCATACAGGAAGTATGATGAAAAAGCTACAAAGAAGATAGTGCGGGCACTAAATAAGGAAGGGGAAGAAGTGTTGGTTCCTGTAATTAGAATAACAAAGGTGTTGAACGCCGCATGTCTAAGAAAACAGCAAAGATTGTCGAAGAATCGTCTCAAGAAATTCCTACGGAGGGGCTTGCGCTCCACGTTGCTCATCCGAACTCAGCTATCTACCTTACAGGCAAATATCTAACGGTAGACCTTGAAACAACGAGCTTAGATTACGGGGACCCACGTAATACAAATAATCGCCTTCTGCTGGCTGTGGCAAAGCGGTGGGATGGAAAAAGGTTGGTTGCGTGGGGCTCCGAGTTTGAGCAACAAGAACTAAAGCGGTGGATTGACGAAGCCGATTTTGTAGTAGCCCAAAACACCAAGTTTGAGTTAGGTTGGTTCTACCGCATGGGGTGGGACCTTACCAAAATCCTCCCTTATTGCACAGTAATAGGAAAGTATGTCTACGACGGGAATCGTCATTCTAAGCGTGATCTTAATTCTCTGGCTAAGTTTTACGGTGTGGCTGGAAAACACGAGCATGTTGCTAGCCTTATTGCTTTGGGGGTTGACCCTAGCGATATTCCGCCTTCGTGGTTAGAGGAATACTGCATCCAAGACGTAGAAGCTGAGGAGCAGATATTTCTCAGGCAGCGCAAGCAGCTTGGTGAAATGGGGCTTATTCCCGCAACGTATACGCGGAACATCTTTACTCCGGTGCTGGTGGAACTGGAGGCGCGAGGGATGCAGTTGGACCCTGAGCGAGTACGCATCATCTACAATAACTACAACAAGAAGTATCTCGACCTACAGAGGCAACTGAATGAGTATACAGAGGGAATTAATCAAGATAGTCCAAAGCAAATGGCCGAATTCCTCTACGACCGATTGGGTTTTAGTGAACCTACGGACTTCCGAGGTAATCCCATTAGAACAGACTCCGGTAGACGCACCACGAATAAGGACGATCTTAAACTCCTTAAGCCGCGTACTAAGCGCCAACGAGAATTTATTGAACTCTATCTTAAGTACGGGGAAGCAAAAGCCAAGGTAACAAAGTATCTACAGAAGTTTGTAGACTGTTGTGAGCAAGATGGAGGTTGGTTACAGGCGAACTTCAACCAGTGCGTAACCAAGACGCACCGCACATCCAGTTCTGGAACTAAGCATAAGATTCAGTTTCAGAATATGGACCGTAACTTGAAGCCCATATTCACTACGCGAAAGAAGGGGTGGAAGTTTGGAGAAGCTGACGAAGCACAACTCGAATTTCGCGTGGCTGTGTTTTTGGGGAATGATCGGCAGGGCCGGAAAGACGTTGAAGCAAAAGCGGACGTACACCGCTTCACGGCGTCGGTGTTGCATGATGTACCAGAGGAGGAAGTTACTGCCGACTGGCGACAGGATGCGAAACCAGATACTTTCAAGCCTCTCTACGGCGGAACTAGCGGAACTCCGCAACAACAGAAGTATTACAAAGCCTTTAAGGAAAAGTACAGCGACATAGCGAAAGTACAGGAGGGCTGGACGCATGAGGTTCTAAAGAATAAGAAATTGGTAATGCCGCACGGGTTCATCTTTTATTGGCCGTTTTGCAAAATGACCAATAGAGGGTATATCACGGAAACATCCAAGATATACAATGCTCCGGTGCAGCACTTTGCTACAGCAGAGATTGTTCCTATTGGTGTGACGTACCTGTGGCATCGTATGAAAGCAGCAAAGACCGAGAGTTTCTTGGTCAATACGGTACATGACAGCGCCAATGCGGAAATCTGTCCGGGAGAGGAGCAGATATTTACGGAACTTTCCCAGCAGGCAATGTCTAATGATGTTGTGTGGTACTTAAAGACGGTGTACAACATTGACTTCGATGTTCAGTTGGATGCTGAGGTATCTATCGGTACTCACTGGAACGAGAAGGGTGATTGGCAGAAAAAATGGTTAATAACAAACGAGGAGAGAGCATGAGCACAAGCGTAGTCGAGGGGACTGTTGAATTTGTAAAGCAGAACGCAGCGGGCTATTACGCCGCTAAGATGAGCGACGGCCAGTGGTACGGCTGCAACAAGGATAAGCCTGAGTTTGATAAGGGGGACAACATCCGTTTTGAGATTGTGACCAATGGTCGCTACCTGAATATGGTTATGGAGACTGTTGAAATGCTCGGCAAGAGTGCGGCTCCGGCGCGTAAGGCCCCTCCGGCCCGTAGCGGTGGTGGTGCACAGAAGTTCACCAAGGATGTGTCCAAGGACGAGTATTGGAAGGCCAAGGAGGCTCGTGATATTGCTCGTGATGAGCGGCTTGCTAAGCGCGACACCATCGTTCAGAACGAGATACGCTTGCAGGCATCCCGCAATGCAGCCATCGAGTTGATGGGTATTGCCTTGTCCAGCGGCATTGTTGTGCTCAAGGATGAGAAAAAGAAGGGCCAGAACTTTGACATCCTTACTACCTATGTGGACAAGCTGACCTCTAAGTATTATGATGCCACCAAGGCTATTAATGCTGAAATTGAGGCTCCTGATCTGGACCCGGTGGAAGCACACGAGGCGGAACCTGCTGGCGACGAGGAGGACTTCGACGACGCACTCCGTTTCTAATATGGAGTTGTTGTTAATCGCAATAGTGCTGTATCTAATCTTTATAAAAGAATAACTATAAAAGGATAATAAGAATGATTGAAGGTCAGCGGGTGTACGACAACGAAATGTATGCAGTTGTGGTTGCTGTTTCTCCCAAAACTCCGGAAGTTCCACAGAACGAGGATACCCTTGTCTATTCTGTGGTGAACAAGAACACAGAGGTTGCGGAGTATTTCACCAACCAGTTGTTCGAGGCGTGCCAGAACGCCGATTGGTTGGCGTTTATGATGAAGGACAATAACTGGCAGAAGATTATGCAGGAAAAGAAGGAGGGCTTTTATACGCACTTTAAGCCCCTATCTAATCCGGCAATGACTGCCAAGGAACTTACCTCCTCTGGTCCATTGAATTAATTGTAGTCGGCCGACTACATTATGAAGTGGACTCCCAAACTTGCTGTAATTGACTTCGATGTTATGCTTTACATGTGCGGATATGCCGCGCAGCATACTAATCATCGGGTCTATGAAAAGGGCGCAGCGGAATACTGCGCCTCTTTCAAATACAAACGCGATGCTGTTGCTCACATAAAAGGCATGGAGGATGAGTATGAGATAAAGGCGGAGACTGAGGTTGCTCCGTTCAGCCATGCCGCGCAGAACGTGAAGCAGCTAATGCTTAAGATTCGGGATGCGATTGGGGCTGCTGCATACAAGGGATACCTCACCGGGAAAGGGAATTTCCGGGAGACCTTGGCTACGATTCAGGGGTATAAGGCCAATCGAGACCCCACACTCAAGCCGTATCATTACCGAGAACTCAAGAAGTACATCTTGGAGAATCTTGGAGCCATGATAGTTGATGGCATCGAAGCGGACGATGCAATTGCCATCGAGCATATGCGTCATTACAAGCCGAACCAATCGTACGAGGAGGCTAAAAGCGTCATTGCCACGATTGATAAAGACCTCAATATGATTCCGGGGTGGCATTACAACTTCCAGCAGGGGAAATGCTTTCATGTCAACGAGCACGAAGGTCTGCTTAGTTTTTATAGCCAGCTACTTACAGGGGATGCCACCGATAACATCAGTGGTATTTACAAAGTCGGACCTGTCAAAGCTGCTAAAATACTGGCCGGTCTCAGTGATGAAATGGCGATGTTTGGAGCAGTACAAGCTGAATATAGAAAGGCATTTCCAGATGAGGATGTAAGTAAGCGCATAAAAGAGAACGGGCAACTTCTGTGGATTTGGAAAAAGGAGGATGATCTATGGGTTCCACCGAACGAACGATAGATAAGTGCCTTTCCTGTGGTACTGAATTGCTTTATGCAATAGGTATTGGTCCTTATTGTCCTAACCATGCATGCAAAAGAATCGACTGGCAGCAGCCGGGCCCGCGACCTTCGATAAACATAACTCCGCCATATACAACCAGTGGTTTTGTTTTAGATCAAGTGGAGATTATTCGTCGCGCCCTTGAGCGGGGCAAGAGACGGGCAGAGCAAGGGTGTGTTGCAAGCGAGTCCTTAGATGTGTTCATTCATTGCCTTGATGAATTACAGAGGATTAAAGATGCTGTGGACGTGTGATATTATCAATGGGCTGTTTGAGTTGTTCGGCGGCGTACTGCTGTGGAAGAATGTACGTCAACTTCACAAGGACAAAGAGATAAAGGGAGTACATTGGTCCCCGGTGATGTTCTTCGCGGCATGGGGGTATTGGAATCTATACTACTACCCGTCCCTTAACCAATGGTTTAGCTTTGTAGCAGGGATAAACATCGTAGCTGCAAATACAGTTTGGGTAGTTCAAATGATGTATTACATAAGGAAAAATAAAAATGATGCAATTCGGGCGGTATAATCCTGACAGAAGTGAAAAGACGGTAGGGGCTGGGAGTGAATTAAACGAGGTATTTGACGGGGATAAAACCCGCAGTTGTTTCAAAGATCATACGGAGGCGTACATTGAAACGTGCACCGGAGGAAAGTTCCACTTCATGTCCCCGCGAGAGGATGAAGTTAATATTCTGGATATTGCTCATGCTCTTAGCCACCAGTGTCGTTACACTGGACATTGCGCTAGGTTTTACAGCGTGGCAGAGCATTCTGTCTTGGTTGCTTCTCTTGTTCCTCCTGAGCAGCGGTTGGCGGCGCTTCTTCACGACGCCAGCGAAGCGTATCTTACGGACGTTGCCGCCCCGGTAAAGCCGTTCCTTAGCTCGTACAAGGACATTGAGCGGGGCATCATGGATGTTATCGCCAAGAAGTTTGGCTTTCCGTGGCCCGCCTCGCCGGAGATTAAGCACGCTGATCTGGTGGCGCTGCTGGTTGAAGCTCGTCAGCTTATGCCGTCCGGAGGGGAAGGTTGGAGAGAGTCCTCACAGGTAGGTGAGTTGCCTAAGCTGCAAGTGGCCTGTATGAATCCGCAAGCTGCTCGACTGGTGTTCTTACGGGTGTTCGAGGAGCTCTCAGGCACGCAGATACTTCCGCGGGTAGTGGCTCCTACCAAGCAGGAATCCAAGATCATTCTGAGCGCAACGAAATGAGTCCAGACGGCGATATATTTATGAATATATTTGGGGCGTGTGTGGCTGCTATTATGGCTGCTATTGCTGGTCTTGTTTGGATTGGTGTGTATTATGTATATACGCAGGTGATTCAATGAGCGAACCGTCGGGACGTAAGGACGATCTAGGCAAGCCCCGTATGGGGCTAATCTCGGATTTCGCCTTGTTTCAAGAGGCGTTGGTAATGACCTTTGGAGCTAAGAAGTATGCGGCGCATAACTGGAGAGAAGGCATTGTATGGAGCCGTCTTATTGACGCGGCTCTTAGGCACATTCACGCCTTTAACGCAGGAGAGGACATGGACCCCGAGACAGGTCTTAGTCATCTCGCCCACGCGCGCTGCTGCCTCGCGTTTATTCTTGAATATACGCAAACTCATAAGGAACTAGATGATCGCTTCAACTTTATCGAAGCCTCAAATGATGCAAAACTCAGAGAAATCCTTGCGGAAGTTGATAGTGAGGACCAAGAAAGGGAAGCGCAAGCTGCGGCTCAAGAGCCACTTCGAGCGAATGACTTTGGAGAACTTCCGCCGGTCGGGCATTAAAGTACGGTATGAGGAACTAGGGATACCGTACACCATAGAAGCGGTGTACAACCCTGATTGGATTCTTCCCAATGGGATTATTGTCGAAACTAAAGGGAACTTTGATGCGAAAGATCGGTCTAAGCATCTACTGGTACAGCAGCAATACCCTTGGTTGGATATTCGCTTGGTGTTCCAGCGGGACAATAAACTATATAAGAAATCCGAAACCCACTACAGCGAATGGTGTAAGAAATACGGCATCTTATTTGCAATTGGTAAAGTACCTGCCGCGTGGCTTAAAGAACCAAAAAAAGATGATGCCTACCTTCTGGCCATAGGTGTTTTAGATGAATAAAATATGTAGCAAATGTGGCACAGAGAAAGACTTAACTGACTTTTGGAAAAATCGGGATGGGCGCAAAGGCAGGCACTCCAGATGTAGGGAGTGCATGAAAAGCCGTTTAGTTAATTATAGACCAGATAAACATAGATATAAAAAATATGGCACTACTCATGTTGATAAAACATGCGCTATTTGTGGAATAGAAGTTACTCAATACGGAAGATCGGGCACAGCCGCATGTATAGATCATTGCCATAAAACAAAAATTGTGCGTGGAACTTTATGTAACAATTGTAATAGAGCATTGGGGCTATTCAAAGATAATAAAATGATATTACAAGCTGCTGTAAACTATTTAGAGAAGTGGGTACCATGAGAGGATGTTACCGCTGCGGAGCCATTGATGGTCCAGTTGAAGTCAAAAACAACGAAGAGCCCGTTATCCTTACCTGCGGAGAGTGCGGAGAAGAAAACACAATAGTCACTTTTCAAGTAGCCTTGGATTTGCTTAACGAGAAACATTTTCACGATAGGATGCGCGGCGGACTCGTGTATGAAAAGTCCGTAGATGATGTAGATGAGTTTCTGGAGTCCATTGGAGAATAATGAAAAATAAGAAACCTCGTGTCCTTTTCTACGACATAGAAACATCGCCTAATGAAATGTGGTCATGGTCGTTGCGTATTCCTAGCGGGTATCTCTCGCACGACAACATCAAGAAAGAGCGCAACATTATCTGTGGGGGGTGGAAGTGGCAGGGCAAACAGAAAGTACATACGGTTGCAGTTAAGCATACTAATCCGCACGATGACAGGGCTGTAGTTAAGGCCCTGCGGGAAGCTGTAGCAAGTGCTGACGCTGTAGTACATCATAACGGCGATCAGTTTGATATGAAGTGGCTCCGTGCAAGGATTCTGTATCACAAGCTGCCTCCGTTGCCGCCTGTGTTGCAGATTGACACCAAAAAGATTGCCAAGTCGCACTTCTATTTCAACTCGAACCGGCTGGATTATCTGGCGCGGTTCTTGGGGATTGGCTGTAAGATCAAGACGGACTTTGATTTGTGGAAGTCAGTAATGAGTGGCGTAAAGGCAGCACTAGCCAAGATGCTTGCGTATAACAAGCACGACGTAGTGTTGTTGGAGAAAGTGTACAACCGGCTTCTTCCCCACGCGCCTGTGCGCCTAAAGCGACTGTATGCAGAGAAAGAGTCGTGTCAACATTGTGGTGGAAGTGAAGTTCAATATAGGGGGTATCATTATACTATAGCAAATAAATACAAGCGGTATCAGTGTTTGGGGTGTGGTAAATGGGGACATTCAGCTAAGGCGGAGAAATAATGATGGCGAAGATCATCAGCTTGGAAGAAAGAAAGTTTGTTCGTAGGTTCGTTGACATCTACACAAAAGACGGTGAAATGGCAGCAGGGCGATACGCGCATGAGCAGGGCATCGGCGACAATGATGCGGATATGGCGCGGTATCGTCCAGAGATCAAGAAAGAGTTTGAGCGTCGTGGATATACTTTTCCAAAACAACAATCTGATAACGAGGAGACGTGTCATTAAATTAGCCGTCGTTGGTAGTCGTAGTATCACAGACAAGAATCTCATCATGGAAACCATGAATGAGGCAATGGACAAATATGGGGATGCGGGGGGCTCGGTAGTTATCCTTAGCGGCGGCGCTAAGGGAGTCGATACTCTGGCGCGAGAGATAGCCCACGAACTTGATTTGGACTTTGTTCTGTTCAAGCCGTATCACATGCTGGACCCTACGGTGGAATATACTCCCAAGTATTTCTTCACTCGCAACAAGCAGATTGCAGACAACGCGGACGTAGTGGTTATTGTGTGGGACGGCAAGTCCAACGGTACTCGTCACATGGTGGAATACTGCCGTAAACATAAAAAACCATTTATATTGTATAATAGCGAAGATGCTAATATCTCGTAATGATCTTTATTGGCTAGCTGGGTTGTGGGAAGGGGAGGGATGTTTCTCTTGGCATAGCCGAAAAACTAATTACGGACAACCAGTAGCGGCAATCTCTATGGCAGACTCCGATGTTATTGAGAAAGCTGCGAAACTGATTGGGGCGAAATCTGTTACAACGACACAAAAGTTAGGCAGGAAGCCCGCTTTTCGTGCATGTGTTACTGGAAATAAAGCATACCAACTTATGCAGGCACTTAAGCCCCTTATGGGCGATAGGAGAACAATGAAGATAACTGAACTTAGTGGTAAATGGGAACGTAGACCAAGCGTGTCTGCTCAGCCCTATGTATTGTACGATGAAACGGCTGCGTAGTCGTATCCGTGCTTACTCTATCGCATCAGTAAGTCCGAGCTTACTTACTGCGGTAGAGAAGCTGCACACTGAGTGTTTTGGTCAGCAAGATTATTACGCAACCGTAGGGAAATTCAAGCATGAATTATCCCTTAATATACTAGGTAGATTGTTTGTAGCTATGTATAACGGCGCGGTTGTTGGGTACTTGCTGGTAGGAGTACAGCCACAATTCGGACAGCTTCGAGGAGAGCGTCTTGGCATTTCCCGGAAATGGAGGCGAAAGGGACTTGGGCGGGCGCTTGTAATGCGAGCACTTGAATACTCGCATAAGGAGGATATGCAGTATCGCACGTACGTTGCTATTGAAAACACCGCTAGTGTTAGACTGCATTTGAATTGCGGTTTACAAATAACAAAGAGTGACAAAACCTTTCTTTATTTACAAGAATAAAAATGTAGTCTGCCGACTACAATTTTACAACAACCAAATTAATAGGAGATTTATTACAAATGTTTTTCCCCACTATTGCAAAAGTTCGTCGCAAGTTGGATTCTTTGATGGATGATCTTATTGTTATTGCAGACCAAGCGGCGCAGCGTGTTGACGATATTGAATCCGCTGTAGCCGTGCTTAATGTGAGAAAAGCCGAAGCGTACGCGGACAAAACCGAAGCGTTGCGCTTCCGTAGTTCCATCCTATCCAGAAAGAACTAACCTTCTAATCGCCACTTTGCTATAAGGCGAGTGGCCCGTACTTTAACTTGCTTTGCCCATAGGGAGCTACTCAATCCCTCAATAACATCCTCGGTGCGTCCCTGTTCCATAGCAGCGAGTGTGCGTTTGAAGTTGAGTAGCTTCCCTGTTGGGTCCTCTTCGGTTGGACCTACTCCCAAGTTGTAGGCCAAGTTCGCCAGAACTTCTTGTCTGACTTCCGAAAGATCGTTCCACCACGGAAGATACTTATCCAATAGCACTACAGTTCTCTTGATGTCATTCTCAAGAAGTAGGTCGATCTCATCCTCGCTGAAATCCCTATCCGACACGTTACGTCCATACCCCACGGTCAGCTTGCCAACAGATCGCACGGGATGGCCGGAGTCGTCATATATCCGCACCCGGCGTCCCTCATCCATCTTTAGTTGGCGCTTAAGCCGCTGTAGGTTCATTTACGTGGACCAGTACCCGCAATATCTTCCTCAGTAGCACCCAGCTTACGGGCAACAGCCTCAAGGTCCTTCTGTCGCTTCTGTAAGGAAGCGATCTGCGTGTTGATGTCAGAGTTCTCATCTTGCGACAATTCGCTGACACCGCTCTGCGGCATTACGGATTCCCGCGGAGTAGCCCCGCGCCAAGTATCAATCTTACCCGATTCAATCTGTTTCTTTTTCTCATCTGTAGCAGCAGAATGTTCAGCAGCCTTCACATTTACATCAGCCAGCATACTGCTGAGATATTCATCCACCGTCTTTCCGCCCAATGCCCGCTCGAACTCCGGATAGGACTCATAGGTACGAAGAACCTTAGCGATAGCGTTAAGAGACTTAACCGTTCTACGGAAATCCCCGTTATCCGCAACAACAGATACGAGTAGTCCCTTTTTAAGTCCATTCTCTCCGGTGGCGGGAGCCACGGGACTATAGGAAAACTCCTTGCCGTCATACGTGATTACCTTGCTAAGTGCATCCTTGTCAATCTCAGGAGAGTTTACCCGACTCTCACTAAGCAGGTAAGGAAGGGTAGAGAGCACCTTAGCAGTTTCACTGGCTACGCTAAATACCAATTTATTTCTTTGGTCAGGAGTTGTGTTGGCCGCCACGCGAGGGTCGCCCATTACATGAATAGACTGTATATCTCCTTTATCCGCAGACTTGATTAGAACATCAATTCCCTTATGCTTTAACTCAGGTGCAGTATCCGGGCTTTTATCTACAGCAAGAGTTGTGGCCCCAAGAAGAGTTGCTTGATGTTCTGCTGGCGCAGATTGTTTATCGGGTAGAAATCCATTAGTGATATTATCTAAGCCACGGATTAGTGCAGGAAGCTGCGATTGATACGCTCCCACAATACCCGCCGCCGGGTCATTACGCATGAAGTTGGCTTTCTGCTCAGCGTTCATATTCTCGAAGCGTTGCATGGTATCCAACACCAACTTAGCGCCCACCCCGGGGGCAGCACGCTCAGCCATCGCTAAGGCGGGGAAGGTCTTAGCTCCCATAACATCCATAAAAGCCAGCACACCTTCTTTTTTATCCTTCATAATGGTGGAAAATGATTGCGACGTAACCATAGACTCCACGTTCTTAAAGTAAGAGTCGATGTTGTTCCGCATTGTGCTAACAATGCTAGTGTCTACCGTCTGTCCTTGGATACGCTTCTCAAACGCGGATAGAGACAGCTGCTTGGCAAGGCCAATCTGCTTCAATATTTCCTCAGGCTTCATAATGGCGCCGTCATTGGCAATCCGAGCCTGCATAGCGCCAAGGATTCCATAGGTTTTCACATGCGCGATGTTGGTCGCATACCCCTCCGCATCAATGGCACTAAACTTCCCATTAAGCAGCTTGTTCTCTTTCTGCTTGTTGTCCAATTCAATAGCAGAGGTCTGGTCAAATACACGGCGCACTGTGTCTTTGTGCTCTTTGGTAACAATAGGACCGTTCGGGCCCAAGATAAACTGCCCGTGCTTTACCGCTTCTTTTTCCAAGAAGGCATCAAGCCCCGCCGCGTTCTTCTCAGCCTCTGTCTCATCTAGCAGATCAGTACCCGGCCCGAAGTCCCCGAAGAAGGCTGCTGCCTGCTGCCGGAACTGGGAGGACATGCCCGGAAGGCGGGCTGAGGCCGACTGTACGGCCCGTGCCGCCATGATCTTAGCTCCACTGGCCGTCACTAGCCCCTGCTGCCTCATCTTGGCTATACGGGTAAGGTTTAGCTCCTTATCAACCTCAGGGGTAACTGCGGCTATTCCACTAGGTGTGGGGGATACGGGGCCCGGCGTAACTGGCTCCCCGTCGGTTCCCTCCAGATCACGGGATACCTTATCCGCGTAGAGGGTAAGCCCGACCTGCCCTACAGTTTTGGCAAGGTCGGTAGGGTCTACCGCCAGCGGACGGGAGAAGTTCCGTTCAGGGAACGCTACAGAAGGAAGGTCTTGTGTAAACGTAGTGTCGCTCTTTCTAGGCATTATTTGTCACTCTCTTTCTGTGATGCTTCGGGTTGTCCACTAAGCAGCAGATTTGTAAACGGACCATTGTACTTAAGCCAATCAGGGCGGGACTTCTCAATCAACTGATCGGAGTAGTTGCGATACCATTGCATGATTTGCTGTTCCTTCTCAGAGGAACCGGAGGTAATACGCTCTTGCACGGACTTCTGAATGTCGTGCCACGTAGCTTCATCCACCTGCGAGCGGTACCAGTCCATCATTACTTGCGCGTTTTCGGCTGTCAGCTTTGTGTTGAGTACACCTGTTTCTCCGCCAAGATAGCGGTAGTGAATGTCAAGCACTCCTTGCACAAAGTCCTTCTTAACCTCCTCAATGGCCTTGTTAGCCATACGCAGATCGCTGGTGAACTTCACTTCGGATGGACGGAACCCTAAGGCTTGCCCCATGATAGTTCCCGCATCAAACCCCGACGAACCGGCATCTACAACTACGCGTCCCTGATTATCAACAATCATATTAGTGCGCTGCATGGCATACGCTTTAGTCAAATTATTCCAAGTGGATGCCGTCTTAGCAAGCTCGTTGGCTACATACGCTAGTTCCTTGGGTGTCCAGCTCACTTTCTCGGCGTTCGCCACCAGCGGCTTGAGCCGTGCAAAGCCTTGGAACAGGTTGCTACTTACCTGACCGAACGCACCGAACATAGCACCGAGAGATTTCCCGGAAGTAGTCATGTTCACCATGTTCTCTACCAGACCATCCGTGATTGAACCACGACCACCCAATTCCACATTGGCCCCAAGACCATAGAAGGTAGCAAGGTCCCATACACCGCCGTTCAGATACTTGAGGGTTTCCGGGCTCAACTGTTCCGGAGTAACACCTGCCTGTTGCGCGGCGTAGTTAGCCGCGTACTTACCAAGAGGCACGCCTGCTGCGCCGTACAGCGCGAACTGCATGAGTACGAACTGGCGACGCTGCGCTGCGGAGAACTTCTGGTTGCCGCCGAACATAGTTGGCATCATAGCCTCGACCCACTTGGCCTGAATCTGCATGAACTGCGTAGGCAGCGAGAAGATACCTTTCTGCCACGACGCGCGATTGGCGCGAGTCATGTTAAGGGAAATGTGCATGGTGTAGTCAAGAATACCTTTCAGTTCCTTGTCTCCAATGTCCATGATCGACTTGCCCGGATTAGCAGCCAGCCACTTCTCAACCGCAGCAGAGAAGGAGTACGTGCGGTTGAACAACTCCCCTCGACGGTAGAACATAAGTCCCTTATCCGCCGCATCCTTAATAGCCTTCAATCCAATGCCGTAGGATTGAGCAGCAGCCGAATGGTCCGCTGTTGCTCGAATAGAATCCCGTAGTCCTGCCTGCTTAAACAAAGTCAACATCTTCTCGAACTCATCGGGCTTCAGGCCCATAGCTTTGCCCACTGACCGGATGTATGCAGGGTTCTCAGCGAACATGACTGTGGTAAGGCCAAAGCCTCGCCGCAGATCATTCATCGCCGTAAGGGGATGTAAGGAGAACGCAATGGATGCGCCCTGCGCCTGCACGAACAACTGCACGGGACCGAACCATCCCAATAGAGCATGGAACGCAACAGCACGGCCCACAGCGAACGGGTCCTTCTGTGCCAGATTCATTGTGAACGTACGAGCAACCTTAGGCAGCTTGGCACTAGCAATCTCTTCCCCAAAGACCTTAAGCGGAGTCTCCGCCCACTCTACCAGAGAGCGCATGTGTTGAGACAGCCACACTTCCTCGTTGGTGGGGATGCGGGCTTGATCGTTAATAAACGTAGCGTAGGCATCGAGAGACGCCTTCTCCGGGGAACCTGTACGAAGAGTTACGGAATCAATGGCCTCACGGAATTTAGTTATCCCCGGACGGACGGCCTTCATGGCCCGTGCGGTATTCATCCACCGCTGCTGGGCAGCCAAGCGCCACTCGTTGCGCGGGTAGTAGTTGGATACATGCTGCGTATATCTCTGTATGGATTCAAAGGCGCTGTACCGCTTAGGCACTTCCCCGCTTACTCCGAACAGGATGTCATGGGTAGCGCGACGGCTAGTGAACAGCCCGCCATGCACTCCATAGGACTCACGAGAGAGTTCCTCGGCGGCCATGTCACGGTCAGCCAGAACAAAGACATTCTTGAGATTTCCCTTTTCATCTAGCTCCGCGGACAGCTTGCCTCGCAGATGTTCCTCCATCAGTTCCCGTATCTCATCATCCGAGTGCCCCATGTCCCGCAGTTCGTCCATAAGACGGGCAGCGTCTTTATCGTTAGTAGCGTTAAGCTGCTCTCGAATTAGGAAGCGAGTCTTTTTCTGCTTGGCGAGAAAGGCATCAGCTTCTTTCTTGCTGTCGAATATGCGGAGAGTCTTGGTGCCGAAGATTTTATTCTCCACACCATTCAGGCTTCCCACCATGTTCTCTTTGACAAAGTAGAAGGCGTTTTTATATATCTTGGGAACGTACCCAATCTTATAGTTCAGCACGCGTCCGGGAAGGTCGGTGATGCGATCTGCGTTGACAAATACATAGTCATAGTGCGAGCCGTTGATGGCCGCTGGTTGCTCCAGCTTAACCATCTTAGACCCGTTGTCGTACAGGTCCTCGAAGCTGATGTTGGCTTTGGCCTCAACCCCACCAAGCCCATTGTGCGACAAGGGACTATATAGGCGTTCTACGTCCTTACCTTGCAGAACAGCACGAGCACCGGCAGCCGTTTCAATAGGCGTACCGATGGCATCCTCTCCCTCAACATCCACCCGACGAAATCCGCGGAATGCCAGAGTCTTACGCGCTTGGTCATTCTTAACAATAAACAAATGATCGAGTACCCTACGGATACCGAAGTATGCGGAGATTTCATCGTCGTCAAGTTTGATTAGACCGGACGGAGTATGCACCCCGGAGCGCAGTTCGTCTATAGTGTAGACCTTGCCCCGCGTAACCTCATTGGTTGCCCCTATCTCTGTGTGTGCATCCCCTTGCAAAAGAACCTCATCAATCTTACGCAGACGGGCACGAGCCTTGGGCGTAATGAACGATCTTCCAATAGGTTTTAGGGCAATCTCAATTTCTTTTTGTAAGGTATTGGCGAGGATGTGTCCCCCAAGTTCTGCGCGAGTTGCAGCGTTGGCTGACTCACTCATTACCTTATTCCCCTCCAGCTTTGCCATCACAAGTGACGGTGTGGCAATGTGGGCCTGCACGGGACCGACTGTGGTGCCACTCATGGCCCCCACATCATCTTGAGTGAAGATATATTTATCGTTACTCTTAACCAAGAAACGTCCGGTAGAGGCTTCAACAACCTCGCCCTTCTGGATGATTCCAGTATCCACTAACTCTTGCAGGCGAGCCTCGGCTCCCTTCCGTGTACGAAGCGGGTCTCCGGTCTTAGCTGAACCAAAAGTAACCTCAGCCTCAAGGCTGGTATCATTCACACCCTTAAGGGTCAGCTTATTGAATCCGGAACCGGGCTCATCGGCGAATGTGCGCCACTTAGCAAGATACTTTTCCTTCGCGGCCGCAATCTCGGCGACGTGCAGAGGTTCCGCAATTAATGGATTACCGGAACGCAAGAAGTCAGCAAGCTCTTGCTCACTCTGGCGTAGTTCCTTCATGGTCTGTCCAGAGATACCATCCACGTAGGACGATGGGTCCAGACGTGCCGCTTCATACGGCATTGCGTTTGTTGCCGCTATATCTCGCGGAACACCAGCCACATCGGATATCTTGCCGGTAGCATCGGTAAGAATCTTGCTGTTCAGCTTTGCGGCATCAGCAACCTTTGCTGCTTCCGACAGATACGCTAACGGATTAATGGCTTGCTTAGTTGCACGGACCATAGCCATCATGGTCTTAGGCGTAGCTATTGTTCCGCCAACAAGAGCGCCTTCCATAAGGGCATCTGCTGTAATACGCTGATCGCCGTAGGGAGACATCAACCTGCCCATCAACTGCATTGCTCGAATAGGGTTGTCGTTGGTTGCCTCAAGGATACGCTGTTTAAGTTCAGGCATAGCCTGTATCTTTTCCGCAGCAGGCAGCGCGTTCCACGCATCAAACCATTCCGTAGCCTTGCCCGGAGAAAGCATGTTGGTATCTGTGAAGTCAGCTACGTCGTCATGGGCAATAGGCCACACAGCAGCCTTAAGCAGTAAGCCTCCGTAGTTCTGAACCTTCGCAAAGAAACCCTCATTCTTTTGCATAATCTCATTGGACATTTCAGCAAGGTGCTGCTGCACGACCATGTTGTTGTGGGTTTCCTCATCCAAGGTAGGAGCGATGGTGTCCAATACATCCGAGTGATAATTGTCCGGATTGCTAGAAGAGTCTTGAATCTCACGGAAGATTCCCCCCATGCCCACGGCCATATCCGCCGCCTTATCGGGATCAAGTGTATTGATGTATCCCTCCATCAATGCCCTCATGCCTTCCGTATCATCGGAAGCACGAGCATCCATGACCATCCTCTTTAATCCAAGATAGCCCGCATCGTTAGCCGCAGCCCCTTTGTACTTCTCGAATCGAGACGCTATTTCATTGATATCAGGGTCGCCAGCCTCCCGCTTGGACATAGCAATAGCAGCTTGCAACGAACGGAAGTTCGTCATTTTCTCGTCGTTGGCCGGAAGTGAGTTTATAGGCGCGGTTGCCATAGCAAGGTAATCCGGAGACTCATCCTCCGGAGGAACAAGTAAGTCCTGTGCTTCTTGTGCTGGATTGGTTTCCATTATTTCTTTATGTTTGCTCCAAAGTAGGTTCCTACAAGAGACCCAATAGCAGACCACTTATTACCTTGGGTTTGCGCGTCAACCACATCCGATTGGCGATCTAGTACAAATCCCTGCCACGCCCCCATTCCAGCTAGAAAGTTTTGATTGGATGAAGCTGTCGAGGTTGTGGACGCCATAGCTCCCATTACTCCAGATGAGCCGGGGGATACTCCTGCCGCTTCTCCAGCTACAAGGGAGGCTGCTCTGGCAGCCCGAGCTCGTCTGCGGGCATCAAGGCGAGCTTTTCGTAGCTCAAGGTCTTGCATGGACTTTTGACCTTCAATGCCTTGCCTTTGTGCGCGTGCCGCTTTCTTTTGTTCGGAGTAGCCCTTAACCGCAGCACCTACCATAACGGCTCCTACGATATACGGAATAGCTTGAGGCATTAGATTGTCCTTATTTTCATGTAAACTCTCTCGTATTCTGTATATCCCGCTCTTTGAGACAGGGCGGAAAAGTCATGTTCTGGACGAGCTGTTAGAAAGAATATGCTTATATTCTTACCGTTAAACAACGCCTCTTCTCCAAAGGAGACTAGACGAGTCCCCACAAACTTGCCACGATAGGGAGGGGCAACATAGAGCATATTACTCATAGCAGCTCTCTTTCCAGCAGAGTGCAGTAGTGGTACGATTAAGTAGGTAATGTATCCTATAAGTTCATTAGCATCTGTTCTGGCAGTAAATATGAACAGTAAACCAGCACGTTCAGCAGCGTACAACTCCTCCCAAGCGGGACTTAACGGAAGGGCCTTATCCTCAACTTCTTCGTAGTGCTGCTTAAGCATGGTACTAATATCCTCTCGTACCCAATCAATTACTTCTTGTTGGTATTTCATACCTCCGAGGAGCCCATGATTGGAAATGCCCAACCGTACAGGTGCATGTCGTATCCAGACTCACTGTAGAACTTTAGCTGTAAGACCTTACCGGCCCCACGGACTTTATTCTTTGTAACAACGATGTTATAGCCGGGGTCAAACGTAGCTGGAAGGCTGGTCGGTGCCGCAGCAATGCGAAGATGCCGATAGGCTTGAAACGCTGTTGTGTATTTTCCGTTAGCAGACGAGTCAGCAAAATCCCATCTGGCCTGAACCCTACACGAGCTTGCAGGAGAAGGAATAGCCGAACCAGTTCCGCCAGAAATCCATTGTGTCTCGGTTCTCTTGGAATACACAAAGAGGTACAAGGCCTGCTTGCGCCGGATTACATCCCCAGCGGTCTTGAGTCCGGTAATAAGATAGGCGGGAGCATCTACTCCAGCCGTATCATAGGTGTACCAGTCTAGCCAATCTGTATTATTAATCGTGGCGAATGTAACATTATCGCCAGTTACAAATGTAAGAAAACGCATGTTATTAACAGCATCGTTTGCGCTGTCCCCGGCAACTACTCCCATAACATACGCCGGAGTAATTGGAATTGTATACGGAGCAAAGGCGCTTAAGCGTAGGTCTACAACCATTACTTTATTGTACTTATACGTGTATGAAGCATCTGTCCCGTACACAAAATAAATGCGCTTCAAAATATCGTCGTATGCCGCTGCAATGTACGTCTTATTCGCGTCCGGAATCGCTGCGTACGTAGCCTTAATAGTTGTATCTGTCAGTGAAGTTGTTGTAAGAAAGCCACTTATTTTGTCTTGTGTTAAGGTGTACAGCCCTTGATAGGCAGCAAAATAGGGCACATCTTCCACCATGACCACACTTGCGGGAGAGGCGCATCCTACGGTTGTAATTTGACGAACCGAATAGGATGTGGCCTTGAAGCTCGTTGAGTCTCCTCCCCCTAACTCCCACAAGCCGTTGTCTGCGAACAGAACTAGCTTGTCGCCAACCTGCTCCATAGCCAACACCGCGCCTAAGGAATGAATAGAAATGGACCCTCCATCCGATTCCAAAAGTTCGTTAATATCCTCTGACGTTGGGTCTGCTTCTTGATAGCAGATGCCAAAATCATCGGTGGATTCAATAATCTTTGAAAAGTAAACACGACCTAGCAGGCGCGCACTAGGAATTCCTGAGTAGAATACTCTTCCAGCGAAGAATGCCACAGTGCGGGGGCGCACGGACTCCGTTATTGGTGTAGGATTAGTAACACTACCTACCTTAGTATACCCATACGCGGATATAGAGCAAAGCGTTATAGCCGCTACAGGTACAGTAAACGTGGTTGTGCCTGTTACGGTACAAGTGTAAGTGCCATCCCATGTGTCTGAGTCGCCCGGAGCACATCCAGCACCAGTATCCTTGGTGAATGCGGTGTTAGCCAGAGTAACACTGTCAGAGGTCGTGAGGCCATGTGCAGTAGTAGTTGTTACTGTAAGCACACCTGCTGCATACGCCAGCAGAGTATTATCTATGTTGTTGTCCATAGAAAAGGATTGCGTTGTATCAAAGACATTATGAATAAAATGCCCCCGAGGAGCTATTGTATTACCAGAGTCAGTATTTAATATATCATCAGAGTGCCACGCCTTCTTTCCCGTAGATGGGTCTGTGTAGTACCCATCGTGGGCGATGTCGGCGTTGGATGGATACAGGCTGCTGCGTTGGCTCCAATAGGAGTTAATACGATCTGTTGTCCAGCCTTGATTAAGTAGGTTATAGCCGTGTTCATCGGACAAAGAACTTGGGTGCGTGCTAACATCTAAAGTATCATCTACCCCAATAAAATCTCTCTCATAAATAACAAACTCTGTTTCCGCAATAGAATCGGTGCCAGATGTATAGGTAACGTAAAAGGGCTCAATGTATGTTCCCATAACGAACAGAACACCACGCCCGTAGGCGGTGTCAATACGACTAGCTGCGACTGTTGCGTCGGATGTTCCCGTTACTTTATGAGAAAGGAGATTAACCGAAAAGGATTTCTTTCCTGCGGAAAGCGGGGTTGCAAACGTGTAGAAATAAAGCGTAGAACCAATCTGCACTACCTGAAAGGCGGTGTTGGCGTCCCCATTTACATCGAACCAATCATGCACACCAACAGCATCCGTGGAAGCCACAGATTTGCTGAATAAGGTGTACCCCGACTCATAGTCAAGCCCTAAGCGCCGCTGCACGGAGCCGTTGAGATTGAATACTATATTGTCACAGTCCGTACAGGCATCTGGAGGGAAAACAAACGGACCAGCCTCAGTAATGAGGCCCTTGACAAATGTGAAGTCTGCTTGTTCTATGCGATTCGCTTGAGCCATGCGTTAATAGTTAGTTGCGCTAACACCTTGGATGTATACTGGCCTTTGAGCACATCTGGAACTTCGCCTCCGCCATCGTACCTAATAACGTACATACTTGATTGCGGGTTGAGCTTACCAACCACTAATTTACGTGGCTTACTTTCTACCGAAGTCGGGACGGTCTCCGGACTGGTTCCTATTTTGCCGCCATTGAGACGCTTGAGAACGCGTCCTACCGTCTCGGGCTTGCTTGGCAGAGGTTGGGTCATTGGTCTGTTTTAACCTTGTCATGCAGATTGTTTTGGCTTCGGCCAGCAAAAAAGGAAACATTGCGGACGGAAGATCGGGGGTGAATGTGTCTGTCATAGACCATGTGGGTTCCTTGTATCCATGACAGGCAGTCTTGCTTCCTTGCAGATTTGCCTCTACTGCGCTGTCGTAGGAATCGAAGTAGATGTACTCATCATCGAACGAGGTCCAATATGTCGGTTCCACATCATTGCGTATAAGCAACGCCACGCTGTTCTCTGTTACAATATCAATAGTAGAATCAGATGAGTTTCTAAGATATGTCATGGAGGCAAATTCTTCCGGAGTCTTGTAGATAATATCCTTGTACTCTTTATCCGTATCCCCGGAGTCTATACAATTGTACTTTATCCACAGCACTTCCTGAATGGTGTCAGGAATAAGCATCTTTGTAGGTGTAGCTGAAACAGCAGAGTCCAATGTAAACAAAGTACCAAGCCACGGGCGGTCCCGCTGACTAAGCATAAAGGCATACGTGGACTTGATGATCTGCGCGACCTGCAAAGATTCGGCTGTATCCGAAATGCTGTTTACCGCATCCGAGGACATGTCGGACATGATGTCCTGCACCATATCCAGCAACGTCATTTTCAGACTCATACGTTAATTCCTCGGGTAGTCGGCCGACTACAATTAATCAGCGATCAAACCGTGAGCACGCATCGCGGCAAGAATCGAGTTGACCTTACCCCCAAGAACACCTACAGCAGTTTCAAGTTCATCCACAGTTGGAGTGGCGCTGGTTGTCAACGCACTTCCTGTGAGTGTTGCTCCATCAAGAGCATCGGTACAGTCGGCAATAGCTGACTGACGGTCGCCAATCTGGCCGTTGTCATTGCTATCCACAAGTTTGGTTTTGCTATCTACGGGTTGTGTCATTTCATTATTCCTTTGGTTAAAGGGTCAGGGGGCCGAAGCCCCCATCGCCTATATTGCTACTTAAACAGCCAGAGTGGCGTCGTACTGCGGTTCGATGTACTGAACCGTGAGCACAGCCTTACCGGCAGTCGGTACTGCGGTTTCCCACGAAGCGGTAATAACGCAATCGCTGTTGGAGGTTTCTCCGACAGTGACCGCACCGTTCACAAGAGCGCCGTTGCACTGAACGGTATCGCCGACAGCCGCAAGAGCCGCATCAATGTCAATATCAACATCAATGCCGTCTGCATCGTCCACGACCTCAGTGTCAAGGCCCACACCCCATGTACCAATATCCAATGTTCCAGCACCCGTCCACGCCACCGTTGTTACCAGTGTGGCAGAAAGGATTGTGGAACCCCTGCGGATACGAGCAGACTGAGGCGGAATGTCAGTCGCCGCAATGGTATCCACGGTATCAACTCCCGTGATTTCCATTATAAGCGTCTTAACCGCACCAGCACCCGCTGTAACCACCGGGATGTCGTTATCTACCGTATGTGTGCCGAAGCCCACCACAAGACCATCAGAATTTGTCCAAGTTGCACCACGAGCCATTAGTATGTCCTCCTATTAAACGACATTGGTGTGGGAGAGGACAACCACAAGGTTTTCCGGGCGATACAGCTTAACGCCGTAACGCGATGTCGTGACATACTCTTCACGCTGGAAGTCCTTGTTGTACTCGCCATCCACCTGCGGTTCCTGCCGCCACGCGCCGACAAACGGAAGAACGTCCGAAGCCGCCGAGAAGAACAGGTTAGCAACACCGTAGGTTGTGACGGAAACGCTGTTCACAGTCTCGGTGAGGCCACTCGCAAGGTAGTTGGATGTGTACACATCAAACCCATAGATGTTCTTAACAAAGCGCATTCCCGTTGCAAGGCCGGAAGTGATGATACCTTCCCACATCGGGTTGTTGCTGACGTTGGTAAGATTTGTCAGGGTGTTGAGGGTGTACTCCACCGAAGGGTCAACAATCGCCACCAGATTCGTCTGAGGGACATTGGCCTTCTTGAGAGAGTAAAGTGCAGTAGCAAAGTCAGACAGAGCCATAACCTGCGACGCTCCGGACGCAACCATGCGGTGCGGTGCGGCGTTAATCAGGTTACGGTTGCTGGCTGTTTGCTGACTCTGGAGTGCGAAGATGTCAGTCTCCACTCGCTCCATCATCGCCCGACGCTGCTTAGGCACAAAGGAGGCTTCCAGCATGGCCGCGTAAAACGCGTCCTGACGGGCCTTCTTCGTGATGTAGTTGCCGGACTGCAAATACTCAGTGATCTGGAACTGGAACTCGCCAGTATCCATCGCATCGTATGTGACAGGCGTATTTTCTACGTAGTCACGAACCGTTCCCTCACCGATTGAGGGAATGGTGAATGTGTCACCGTCCGGAAACTCGTTGAGCCAATGAACGTACTTGGTACCCTGCAAATCATCAAGCAGGACATCCTTTAGTTCCCGACTCCACAGTTCCGAGCGAGTGAGCACAGTCATGTTTGCTGTTGTAAAAGACATGAGTTGTGTTCCTCGTGTTTAGGTTGTTGTGTTACTTACGGCCAAAGAATTTATCAGAGCCCATCTTTGTAATAGCATCAGTACGCGCTTTGGTGGCTTCCGATGAAAAGTACCACTTGTCTCCTCGGGTCTTACGCTGGGCTTTGAACCAGTCGTACGTGCCTTCGGCGGCAGTAGCATTTCGCATCTGAACTTCCAACGCTGCGGTATTGACACTACCAGTTGGACTCGGAGTTCCTAAGTCCGGTTTAATATCGAAGTAAACCAGAAACGCTGATGGTGACTTCGCAGCAACATTCATCAAGTCCGTTACCGGAAGTCCAAGAGCCTCTGCCTTGTCAGCAAGGGCTGCCTGCGCCGCCTCTTTGGTTCCGAACTTTTTAATCAGTTCGTCCGAAGTGGCCTTAAGGTTCTCTGTCGCTGTTTTAGTTGCCTGACGCTGGTTCAATGTATCCAATACACGCTCGGTAATAGAGTCCGGGTCAACCGCAGGTGTCCCCTCGGTTTTCGCCTGACCTTCCTTGATAGCAGCAAGAACATCATCCACACTCTTTTGTGACTCCTCAAGTTTTTCCAGCTTTGCGCGAAGCTCGGCGTTATCACTCTCCAGCACGGTAATGTGCGCTTGTGCGGGAGCAATGGCCTTGAGAGCCAGTTCCAGAGTAGAATACTTCTTGCCCGGACCTACTAAGTTCTCCAGTTCAGGAGGAACGGCAGGTGCGGTATCTTTTACTACAGGTGCAGCAGCCGGGTCGGCTGTAAAGATTGTGTCGTTGTCCGACATTCTATGGGTGCCTCGTTAGGTTGTTAAGGGAGTAACGTAAGCACCCGTTTAAGGGCGCGGCGATAACCGGCTTGGTCTGCCAGCAATGCCACCAAATTCTGTGAATCGTATACTGCTTCCTTCTCACACTTATCGTAACTTTCTTTGAGTAGTCGTTGGATTTCTCGTCCGAGAGACTCATCAAGTATCTTCTTTAAACTTCCGTACGCAGCTATCAGGGACTCTCGTTGGTCTTTGTCCTTGATGTGCGCGAATAGTCTACTAAGGGGCCGGGGTTCCCGGTCCGATTGGGGCTGGTCCGCCATTCGTCATTCCTAGTTCACCGGGAGATTCTTCCACAGGCATCGCATCTTCCGTAGCCATCTGTTCCTGTGCGCTGTTCATCATTTGCTGAGTCTCGAACTGTTCCATCACACGAATGTTCTTGCTAACTAGCTTGAACTTCTCCACATCCAGTACGTCCTCAAATAGCTTAGCTAATGCTAGACCTGAGATATGCACGCTTACTGCCGGGTCCTGCCCGATGGGCGAATTAGCAAATGCCGTAAGTTGCTGAACCATACGAGCCTTCGCAGCAAAGTGGCGAGCGCCAACCGGCATCAAACGGCCCTTGGCCGTCAGATCATCTCGGCTGATGCTCAAGAACTCTACTACACCCACATCATCATCCACGATGCGAGCTACGTCCGCCACGTCGAGGTTGCGGCGGGATGTCTCAAGCATGTCGTTGATGCAGCCCTCCATAAACTCCTCGAAGGCTGTGATCTTCGTTTGGAAGATACGGCCAGCAGCAGTCATAAGCTGATCTACTTCATAGGCTGTCTTTTCTCCCGGTGAGCGGATTCCCATAGCCTCTTTCGGGGCTCCAGCGAACTCCTCCATCTTTTGTTCAAGCGTAGCAATTTGCATATCAGCTTGAAGTGCCGTTACGTCGGGGTGCATGAACTCCACATCCCCCTCGTCGTGCACGTAGATGCGCTCATTAGGGCCGTAGTTAAAATCCTCTACGTCGCCCTTGATCTTAAGTACCGGAAAGGCGATCATATCGTATACGTCAGCCTTGAGGTTCTCCAGATGGTCAATGCGATACTGCATACCAACCAGATTGTCCAGAGGACCCATAGACCACAGGTTATCGTCTCGGTGACGCCAGCCAACGTGATGAATAGGAGCCCTGCCGAACCAACTCGGGTTCTCCTTTTTCATCAGGATGTAGCTGCGGTCAACTACCGTAACAATGCAATCCTTCCACAACTTGTTCTCCACGATATCGTAGATGTCTCCGTAGAACGTGAGACACTCCACAAAGCCGGAGGAGTAGTAATCCTCCAACGAGCCGAATCCATCAATCCGCATACCGGCGGATTTGTTGCTATCCCCTGTGGCGGTGTTATCCTGCTTGGCGTAGGCTTGGCGGTTATCCAGAATCCGCTTAACTACTTCCTTGTCGTATTCGATATCCGGTCGCTTGTCGATTTCCTTAAGCAGCTCCGCAAGCGTCTTAATGCTACGTATGATCTTAGGGGAGGCCGCAAAGTTCACAGCCAATGGATTGAACACAATATCCTGCGGGCTGATACGGATAAGGCGCGGGCCTGTGTAGCGGTCTATCTGCTGTAGAACCGGGTCTGTTTTCTCAACAATGTCACGCTCATACTGCACGATACCAAAGGCATTGCCTGCGTCAATGTAATCGTAGAGCAACTGGTTTATCTGAAACTTGAAGTCGCTATTGCGGAGCTTGGTCCGCATGTAGCCCTCAATGGCCTTCTTCTTATCCTTGGTGACAGCTTCATCATCAGAACCTTCCCACGCCAGCCAGTCCTCATTAGGAAACAAGGCCGACACGTAGTTGGCGTGAAGGTTATCCCTGATCTGGACTAACTTTGGAAGGGTTGTCTTATTCTTCCACGGCAAGTTCGAGTTGGTTGTCTGCGTAGTATCCGTAGCAAACAGATAGCTGCGAAGTTCTGCTCGTGCCGTCAACCATGAACTACGTACCCCATCCCAGCGCATCCAGAAGTCTGTGATTTGCACAGCAAGTTGGTGCGCGTCCTCTAGGGTATTCCGTACTTCGATTTCTTCTGCCATAGTTAGTGTGCAACTCCCCCGAAGCGAGCATTAAATGCTGGCCGTTGTTCCGCGTGTTGTCTGCGGGTGTTTCTACTAGGTGCCCGAAGCACAGATACCACCGAAGCAAAGGCGTCTGCAATGTCGTCGTGTTCCGGATGCTCGTGTACCAACTCATCCTCAAGCACTTGGCAATTACCTCCACGAAAATGCCAGATAGCCATTGTGTCGTAACGAGGCAACAGAGTCATGGCGATACGCTCTTCCTTGCTTCCGGTATGCCGTGTTGGATTGAAGTCGTCAATGGCAAAGTACACGCCATACTCCTTCATGTACTGCTTAATCTCCCCGACAATCATTTCCTGACCAGACACCGTTTCCGCCCTAAGCCTGCGGAAGTACCATTTATTGTGCATAGCCAAGATGTGCTCAAAAATAACGGATACCTTAGAAGTCTTGAACCGATCAATATCCAGAACGTAGATATTGTTGTCCTCATCTATTCCTGCGACAACGATTGAGGTATAGTCAGCTCGTTTGGACTCGCTAAACGCCAAGTCCAATCCAGCCAGAATGTTAAGTCTCCGCTCTTTGAAATACCAGTTCCCATCGTATAACCTAATATGCGTGGGGTCGTAATACTGAAATCTGTCCCGCGACAACCGCAAGTTTGTGGGGTCGGACGGGTCGTTATAGTATTGAGCATAGAACTGCCCTCTGTCAATATATTTCGCTTTCTTCTTCGAGTACTCCTTAATATCAAACCCAAAATACTTGCCATCGCTACGACGTTGTTTAGGCCATAAATACTGCCCGGTACCATCCCTGTCTACGGAATCTTCCAGAACACGCTCATATACTTCGTACATGGACTCGGAGCCAGTCTCATGTCCGTGCTCATCGTGCACAGAATACTCCATTGAGATAAGCTCATTGTACAGGTCTGCCGGGTGGTACCGCGTACCAACTACCCATTCCTCAGAATCTGTACTTTCAATGGATGCCAGCAAGGAGTAAGCGAAAGCAACCTTATTGCGTCCCTCCTCAGTATAAGCATTTTCCTTCACCACTATGTCGTCTAGTACAGCCTTCTTGAAGTGCAGGCCGGTTACATTGGTATCAAGACCAGCAGCATATACAGTGGGGTCACGAACAAACTCTTGTTTACGCTTCGGATGATCTATCGAGAACTCGCGGGCTGTCCACTTCTCTCGACGGGCCTCCTGCTCGTTCACCATCTCCGGCCAATACCTGCGGTATATTGGTGATAACAAAATGTCCTGAATAAATTTTACCTGCTTCTCGGCAAGTGTTGTTGTAGCCGAAATATAGAGAAACGTACAGTCTGGTTCCTTCGTTATAGTCCATGCTACCCTGTAGCCCATAAGGGCGCTCTTCTGATGATCGCGGGGAAGCAACGCCAACTGATGCTGCTTATGATCTTGCCGGTTCCACCAGTAGATCAAATCCTCGTGGCATTGCCCCAGCACGCGATGTGGTGCTACCAAGTGGATGAACGTAAGAAGGTCAGCTTCCGCTGCCTTCCGTATTTGGTCCTTCTTGGTATCTTGTGCCATTAGGCCAGTTTAATCCGCTCGGCGTCGTCCGCAACCGAGCTTGTAAGTGCTGCCGCTGTGCGCTGCTCTTGTTCTTTGGTATCCTTGTTTGGACGACCAGCGCGGCGTTTGGGAACCCACCCGCGTTCGGCAACCCACTTAGCCGCTACGGCGGCTCCCTTATCATTGCTGTTGGCAATGTTAATCATGGATTGGATAGCTTCCGAGCGAATCTGGATTTCCAGTTCATCTCTCCACTTCTCCAGAAAGAACATGAAGTCCGGCGTATCCAGAAGCCTGCGCCAATGGTCCCAAAAATTCGTGTAATCCGAACCAAGTAAAGCCTTTGCGAACTTATACTCGGTGGGGTCCGCAAGTTCCATATAAAGATCATGCGCCTCTTTCAAGGTGCAACGCGGAGGATACTTTTCCATGTTATCCTTGTCTGCTAACTCAACGAATAAGCCTCTGGTAAGGTAGCGCCCTGTTACGTCCTTTAAGGGAGAAGTATTATTCATCGCTGTTATTTCGCCAGTTCTTCTTTTTAACCCACGTAATTATTTGAAGTGTTAGCCAGATGCCTGAGAGTACACCTAATATATGGGAGGCAATCCATCCTATGGTAACACTCACCGCGGTTATAAAAGCCGTCCAATCCACGGTGTTTTTCAACAGTGAGTCCTCCAGTTTCATTTGTAAAACAATCCGCCAATACGTACTCCTAGATAATAAATGTACGCAATAAAATAATTGGTCTTATTTTGCATACACCGCAAGAACAGCTTATCTGCCTCTTTCCTAGTAATACCATCAGGGCGAAAGCGCCTGAGGTAATCGTGCATCTGGCAACATGGTGTTCCTATTTCAGGAGCCATAGTGCACCCATCTGAGGGATGCCCGGCGGCTTCCATGTCTTTTCTAAACTGCTCGGCTTGGGCAAGATTCATTAGTCGTAGTATCCGCGAATTTCATAAGAAGCTGTGCCGTTATTCCCAGCATCATCACTAAGTTTCAACGAGTATCCCGTGTCCTTTACAATACATACCTGCTGTACTGTTCGCGCTATAACGGCATTTCCTGACATAGCAACTTGTTCCGTTCCGTCAGCTACCGGCGTCAACTGCGAAACTGTCCCGGTAGCATCGCCATAACAATCTACCGATGCTGTTCTACGAACTGGTGCACTATTTCCGGACCTTGCCGCTATATCTAATGCAACTATTAAAGCCGTTGAATCCGCCGATGGGTCACTTAATGCAGCAACTACATCTCTGGTTAAACTAGCTGTAGCGGAATACGCTGTAGTTTTCATACACAAATTAGGGCCTACGCGCGTGTAGCCAGCAGCGCAGGCTTTGGTGCTGGAGAAAGTTCCCTCGGTAGAAAGATCACCCCCAACAGCAGCGGTACCAGCGACAGATAAATCATTAATAGCAAAATTTTGTGCGGCATCCCCCGCTACTTTCGCTTTGTCTGTATCCAATTCATTTATTGCTGTTTGTATTGTAGTAGCTGCAATATTCCCCGCTGGCGTATTGCTATCCGCAATTGTTTGCGGAGACACCCACGCAACCACAGTGCCATCTGTCTTAAGAACTTTATTGGCGTTTCCTGTCTGAGACGGAAATGCTGCGGCTGTTCCAGTTGTTGCTTGAAGCTGACGAAGATTAACTGCATCTGTAGACAAACTTCCGTCAGCAACATTGTTGATCTGATTAGAACCCATATCCAGAACCGCCGCCATTGCATTAGGGGCTGTGCCGTCCCTGCTCAATGTATTTTCAATAGCTGTTTCGATAGACGTGTTGTTTGTATTATACGTACTAACAACCGCATATCCTGAAACGATGTCAAGCAAAGTTAATTTTGCCATTACTTATTTCCTTAGTGCTCGTGTAATACCGCCGATCATTGCCGGTATGTCCCGCGCCATAGCCCTGTGTCCGAAGAAGAAGCCCATGATGTATTCAATCCACAGTTCTACTTTGTCGTCAATCTTTTCAAAATTAGGACCATCCCAAAATCCCATTAAAATACCAATAACCCAAAACGCCATAAAGGGTCTAGGAAGGCGGGATGCTCCATCTATTAAAACATCAAACCATGTATTATGGCTTGGTGCGATAGACATTTCTCGTGCACGTTGAACATCATTATCGCTGGCAATAACTTCGGACATTCCCTCCGTCACTGGCTTTCCCTCAATTACTTTTTCAATTGCTCGTGCTGCAAAGAGTTTGGCGAACCACGAAAGAGCAGTATACACAGGTTACGCCATGCGAGCCGAACGCGTACGCTTGAAGCTCCTATTGCTAGACCTAGAACGAACCCTAGTATTACTCCGTCCATTACCCCCTCCTTTTACAAGAGGAATTTTATGGTCTACGTCCTTGCCATCGCCTTTACGAACACGGCCTTCCCGCATAAGCTGGCGACGCGCTTTGTTTCTCATAGCACGCCGCTTCTTCTGCTCAGGCTTTCCTTGGTAGTTCTCGTATTCTTTTTTGTAATCTCTAGCCATTGTTCTCTGCTACACCTACCCGTGGTAGTGCGTGTTCTTCGCCTACGGTCTCTCCGTAATTATCGGTAAACCACTGAACATACTGTTTTGACCACATTATATCATTGGCATAATTCATAAGGTAAACTTTTGCTACCTTTGGAGACTCCGAACCAGTTATATCTACCCGTACCCCGTGAAACGTCCTGTTACCGGGATAAAGATAATCGTGGAATCCTTGCGCGTACTCGGTTACCACGTCAGCTACTTCAACATCTTCCGCTGTCACTTCCGGTGGAGCCGTGAAATTAACAGAGCCGTTGGTTGTGCCCAAATGAAAGACGTTGAACGCTTCAGCCAAGTTCCCGGTGTAAGCCGCTCTCTGGTATTTCAAACCACATCCATAGTGATAGTCACTGTGTAACGGGATGAAAAACCCCCGCGTGCCGTTAGTGATTGGATTATCCATCAAGGACTTTGGCGTTTGTCCTGACTGGGTAATCAATCGTTGGTACTCGGCTTCGGCATGGTTATGCAGGGCGTGTTGCGTGCCGTATTCCTTAACACTGACATCGACGTTCACCACCCCCGCGCCTTGTGTCGCCAGATACCGCCATCCTGTAGACATACCGAAGAAGGTAAAAGTCTTGTTGTGGGTATTGATCGCTGTCAGTGTGTCGGTGATCTGATTGGTCCCGTATACGGTGACTTCGGTAATGGGGTCTGCGTAGGACATGCTGGCGCTTCCCACGGATGAAGAAACTCTGTCCATCGCAGCGAGACAGCAAGGCCCCAAACTTTTAGTCCAGTGATTCGCTACCGTGTCTGCGCTCTGAGCCGAAGTAGGTTGAATCAGGCCGTAGAAAGCATCCCATGCCGTCTTACCTACCCCGTCCACTCCGGCGGAAACAAACCGAGCATTGGGATATGTCGTGATTAACGCCGACCACCCCAAGTCATTGTCAAATTCATGGTCTCCCCACTGAGCAAAAACATTCAGGTTTTTTCTACAGAAGGCGCGGTTGGTTTCCCTGCCCCATAACAATTTAACTTGGTTTCCACTACTCGAAATATCCGAGTACAGCGGGGCGGCATCAATCCCCGTCATCCCCAAGACGCAACAATAGGCGATCAGGTAATCATCGACATCCAGAGTTGTGTCAGGGTTTCCGCCTGAGACAAGCCCGGTGCCCCCATCGCCGTTATCCGTGTCGTCTACATTCAGGGCATCGACATACCCCAAATCATCCACAAAAAGCACTCCGGCAACGGGTAATACTCCGCTGTCGTAGTAGGTTTTTGTGTGCTGCCAATAACCCGGCACGGTTGCGGGGTTCGTTCCCGCTGAGTTTGTCAGTTCGGTGTTGTTGTCGCACCCAGCGAAAAAGAAGGCAAAATCATCGTAAGCTCTCGGCTCGGTCATTAAAGAACCGGAGTCTGAATTGGCCCCTTGAGAGACCGTCCAACTGTAACGGGTAAACGCAGACAGACCCGTTATATCAAGAACTCCGGTCCAGACGATATTCGTGCCTCTAGCAGTCAGCGTCAATCCGATTCCGCTGACATAACTGAGTCCGTTGACTGTAACTGTAACCGGGTCAGACGTGGGGTCGTTGACTGTCGCCACCAACAATTTACAACTAGTGGTGGTGTTGTCTCCGGGAACACAAGTAACCCGGTTAGGCGTCGTATAAGTCGGCGTCGTGATATAGGTCATTAAGAGAGGCCATAGAAACCTGGATAGATATGACCCGGATTTTCATACATCCAATCGGCAGCCGCTTTGAGTTGGAGGCTGAAAGTAGAACCGACGTTCTCGAAAATCAGAATACCAAAGGATGTATATTTATGGGCATTGGCAGCCGCAATACTACCCGGTTTTATCTCGTTCAGATTGGTAAATTCCGCATCACCTGTTCCACCAGCAGTTAAAGCAATACCAGAACCGATAGTATTGGTAAGCAGTCCTTGCGAAGCGGTTTTACGGTAATAGGCTGAACCGGCAAGGGCCGAATCTGAAAAATTACAATAAGACATTCCGAAGGCTCTTTCAGCGGATACAGCGGTGGCGGCAGTAGTGATTGTTAGATAAGTATCTTGATTTGGGCCCATATAAATATCGTTCTTTGATTCTTTGAAACACAACTGCATAAAGCCTTGTGCCCCTACGCTGTCAATATCGTAAAACACTATTCTTTGATCGGAAGTGGTCAAAATTCCAACTTGGGCGAAAAGGATACAATGTTTTCCAGAAGGATTGGAAAGTGTCCCAGCGTAAGTCCCGTCTCCTGTGTTGGCCCGCCAACTAACACCTGTCCCGTCTTTTGAAAATGTCGGAGTTCCTGTATCAGGAGTAAAAGAACATCCTCCAATTCGGTCAACCCAAGAGGTAGTTACGCCCCCGGTTACATCATCCTGATGCCACAGGTGTTTGAGACAGGGGTATTTGTTACCAATAGTCTCGTCAGAGAGGTCTGTGGTATATGCTGTTGTGTTATAAGGTGTGTGAATCATTAGACTACTACCTCCACAGAAAGAGATGAACCAGCAGTTGCTGTGGGCCAGTCATAGCCCATCGAATCTACAGTGGTTTGTACTCCGTTGATGTCAAGGAAATTTAATTCCAGAACTTGATTTGCCAATACTCGGAATCGAGGCCCTACCAATGTTTCATCCAACCAATCCGCTAGGATTGTTGTGTTGGGCGGGTCAAACGCCACAAGAACGTACAAGTCGGGGTCGGCTGTAGACCCGTCCAAAAGACAAAGCCGCACACCTTTGGCAGGCTGGGAGAAGGTCTGGATAGCGGCAGTAGCCGTAGCAGCGATACTTGGCTGTGTTGCCAAGGTACCTATAGGAAGGCCGCTGACTGGATGGACTCGCGCGGCTTTGCCCTCCAGATCAGACAACCAATCCATCATGTAGTCTGTTAGTGCTTTCTGTGCCATTATTCTTTACTCTCCGTATACTTTCTTGCGTATTGTGGGTAGGTGCTTTTTGTAGGTTCTTATCCGCTCATCATCCAACTCGTCTTTATCTGAGGCTTTTCTTTCTTCGGATTCCTCTGCTTGCCTGAACGGCTCGTTAGCGTTCTCAAGGTCTCCCTTCTCAATAGCTTCTCTTCGCTTTCGTAACTTATCCGCGAATGAGCCCGGACCGGCTAGATCGTCTACCTTTCGTTTAGGCAATGTGCACTCCTGTTATGTTCTGGGGGGTTTTGGTAAAGCAGACCCCGTGAACTGCAATTATGGTGGACCCGGTAGGATTCAAACCTACAACCCCCTGCGTGCAAAGCAGGTGCTCTGTCAATTCGAGCTACAGGCCCTTGGTGCCCAACAGAGGAGTTGAACCTCCAACCGACGGTTTACAAAACCGCTGCTCTGCCAATTGAGCTAATCGGGCATACTGTGGAATCCCCGGTCGGATTTGCACCGACGTAGCTTGTTTTGCAGACAAGTACCTAACTACTCGGCCATGGGGAATTTGGTGCGGGCTAGAGGACTCGAACCCCTATTGCCGGGTTGGAAGCCCGGTGCATAGCCTTTCTGCCAAGCACGCGTTATACGTCTAGTTCTTGCAGCTTCTTACTACAGGTGGAAAGAATCAGTTCCGCGGTCTTTGCAGCCTCAGGATTACCACCCATAACCTGATCTATGAAGATGAACAGGAGCTTCTTAATCTCCGGGTCGTTGGTCTTAATGGCATCCTTTAGCTGTTGCGAGGTAGCTCCGGCTTTAGCCATAGTTCCCAAACCCTCAACTACCTGCATAAAGGATACTTCACAGAGCAGGTCTGCTTGCTCTTTGGTGTAGATTTTCTCAGCGTAGGCGTTCTGAACTGTACCTACGATAACAGGAGCCATAATAAGAAGAGCTGCGAGTAGGAACGCTTTGGTAGATTTCATCAGTTTCACGGAAACCTCCGGTTTCATGTAGCAGGGCTACTCTGGACGTAGCTCCATTTAATAATGTACCCCTATAAGTGCTCGATTTCGGACTCCAGTCCTGCTGCATCGCCCTAAGGCGATTTGAAATCTGCGCCTTCTTCGAGTCAAACTCTGCAAGGCCCCCAAGGGCCATTGTTACAGAGTGTTGTCTCTCAGAATGTGTATTTAATTATTAATGATCTTTAGACAGCAAGAATTGCATAAAGTTCCCGTATTTGGGAACTATATTTTCTACCCGTCAATGGGTAAGCACCCCATTGCGGGGTTGATTAAATGCAAGTGCTTGATTTATAAGGGGCAAGGCCCCAACAGGTAATTTTGGTGGGATTTATGGAAGGTGTGATGCAGCAGCATCGAACCCCCCCATACCCCCCGCTGCCGGGGGTGCATATTATAGTGTAAGAAATTTCACCATATATAGCGTGAGTGCATTATATTGCACCCGCATGAGTGCATGTAGTCGGCCGACTACGCGGCCGCTTGATGACAGTAGCTTCATGAATGTACCGCAGGTGCAATTACATCCACCACCCAGTAACATGGTGCAATATATTCCACTATATTAGCTCTATCTTATATGCTTATGCACCATGCAAATACCATACCAAAAAATTTGACAAGCTGTTGTTTTTATGATACACTGTCTCAATAATGATACACCTGCACCCGCAATCATTGGCACAGATATTGCACATGGCAAACGGTGGCACGATTCTTGCTATTCCTTATATATACGCGTGAGGGAGGGGCAGCAGGTTTGTAGTCGGCAGACTACATACCGTGATAGTTTGCTTGCATTGTTCTTTGTTCTGTGCTCTAATGTGCGTATGGTCAATCAATACCGATTGGCCGAACGTAGTCGGCAGACTACATCAACAGGAGATAACATCATGTCACAAGCCAAACGCGCCATCGCTGGCGGCGCTCGCAAGCCAGCTAAACAGCCGATCCAAGTGGGCGACAAAATCCCGGACATGCCCGCACATGAACCGGCGGACGGTATCGCCAAGGGCAAACGGGGTTTCACTTTCCGCTCTGTAATGCTTGAGGCGGTAATCGCTCAAGCCGCCCTTGTGGTCGGCAAACGTGAGGGTACTGCGGTCAGCCAACACATGCTGATTCTGGCGCAACAGTCGGATACCGTGGATTCCTTTATTAAGGCGACCAAGGATGCTGAGGATTACATCAAGGCCGCCGATGGCAAAGCCGATGCCATGCGTGCCCTTGATGATACGGACCTGAACCTCACAGCCAATGACACCGCCGCCGTTGTCGGGGTGGTGCCCGGTCAGTGGAGGCAGTACCGTAACAACATCAAGAAAGCATGGGAGGCTGGTATCCTGCCATACGAGTACAAGACGGAAAATGCCTTGCGCAACGCGCTGAATGCGCATCGCAACAAAGTGAACGGCAAAGATACCCTGTTAGTGGCTGTTCATGGCGTGCAGGCCAATCTCGCGGCCATCCTCAAGGCGTACAGGAAAAAGCCGATCAAGGAGCGTGCCGCACTCGCCAAGATCATAAGCACCGATGGCGAGAAGTTTGCGAAGCTTGCTAAATCCCTTGTGCCGGTTGCGCCGGTCAAGGGCAAGGGCAAGGGCAAGACAGCGCCAGTGCGGGAGGCGGGCGCGACTGCCTAACAGGTAGATAGGGATTGCCGGGGGTTAACAGCCCCCGGCCTTTTCTTTATCATCAATCCTTTTGATGATAGTACGCGATCACACGGATATAGACGGGAGGCATTATGAGCGGCATTGATCTATTGTTGTACTTTGTAATAGGCGGGATTATCAGCATAGCTGAATTACTGCTACCCTTGCTTATTATCGGTGTAATCGGGCATTATCTTTTAACTCTGTATTGATGTAGTCGGCAGACTACAAAGGAACGGACACAATGAACTGCGAACTTATGATATTTGTAGGACTGTTGTTAGTGGCTGTATCTGGCGCGGCTACCATGTTTTTTGGAGCCATGCTGCCCAAGGATGATATGCCCTATGACTCAGAGAAAATACGCTGCGATCTGGAGCTAGTGCAAACAATGCGCCGCCGCCATGCCGAGACATACGACAACGCAACCGCGATGGCGCGACTCGCGCAACCGGGAGAGATTGCCGCCTTGCCGGATGGTTCCCTTGCCATTAAGGTATTCCGCAAGTATGGCAGCGTCAACGATGGGTATTTATTGGGCGATGGTTCCATTCGTGAGCTAGGGGCGGAAATGCCGGTAGCTGGATTGTTGCGCGGACCTTTTCACGAGGGGAGGGACTAATGGCAACCAAGATACCGAATAGGCGGAAGAATTGCCGCCGCCCTGAGGAGTGCGCCTATACTTACACTGTCTCTATTTGTGGCGGCAAGGGGTACAGGGTATGGGACGCACAAATTACCGTAACCGCTATGGATATTCGCGATGCCATTGATACAACGACCGCACGTTGCGACCGCGCGGCAGACAAAGGTGTGCAACCTGATTACTGGCCTTATTACTGGATTGTAAGCGTGGAGCAAAACGACTGACCGACTTCATCGGGCGCAATGCCCACAACAATTAACCCGGCCCAAAAAGCCGGGTTCTTTTTTGCCCACAATTTATTGTAGTCGGTAGACTACATAGCACCATAGAAAATGGTGATAGTACGTGTCACAAGGATAGAGATATGAGCCGCCCATTAAACAGAGATAGGATAATTGAACTACTGAATAAGGGATTGCCTGTGCCTGCCATTGTTGGGCGGGGATTAGGTAGTGCATCCCGCGTCAGAGAGATTAAGCGAAAGCTACCGAAACAAATGATAGTAAGCCACACGGATGCAGCCACGGATAAAGCATTGATTTGATTTGACAAATAGCTTTATTTGTGGTACAATGTTTTTGTGAAATGGAGCTACGCACGCACAGACGTGTATGCATTCCTTTTATACGTGCGAAGCGCAACTAAAAATATTATGTAGTCGGCAGACTACAAAGGAAGATGCTATGATCGTGAGAATAATACGGCGCAGCGTTGTGCATGGTATTGATTTCCGCAACGGAGACAATATCGAGGTAGAACAATTCACCGGCGGCAGTCCGGAGATAATAAACACGGCGATGGCAACCGCCAAGAAGAAAAGCAAAAAGAACCGCAACTGGTACTACGGCACCGAAGTTTGGCACGAACACCTTCAATCATGGATTAGCCGCCATATGTACTACAATGGCTATCCCATCCTTTCCAGATAACCTGTAGTCTGCCGACTACATCCCAACGGAGGTTAATGCACATGCAATATGGCTCATACAATATACAGCCGGGAGATTATCTGCCCGGAGCAAGGTCGTGCCGAGTATGGATTAAATACGCGGCTGCTCTGCGCCTCGCTGTTGGAGTACAGCAGCCACCGGCAGGAATGGTATACACCGAGGACGATTTATACTATCAATTCGGAAATGGGCGTACCTGTTACGGAGTGAATGAGGCCGTACTAAATGACTATCCGGCCATAGCCGAGAAGCTGCTATTCGCCAAGCGGCCTTTAGTTGTTGTGGCGGCAAAAGAAAAGTATGACCCCATTATGTTTTTTATTGGAGAGTGCTAACATGACACAAGCAAACTTAGGTGGTAAAGAGCCGCACAACATTGGTGCAACAATATCCAGCGGTGCAATTGACAGCATCGCTGTTGTCTTGCATACGGGATTCAATGCCCTGTGCGAGTGCGGGCTGGATGCAAAATCAATGACCCTTGTGGATGATGTGTACGCCATGACGGTCAACGCCCTTGCCGATGTGATTGAGAAAGGCAATCCTGCCTTCGATAAAAAGAAGTTCCTTATTGCCGTATGGGCAAGCGACCGCAAGATCAATACACCGGAACCGCCCGAACGTGCTGAGCCGGGTTCGCACATTCACGACGAGGACTAATGTAGTCTACCGACTACAATTGGAGGATACAGCCATGCCTATTCAAGATACACCGGAGGTAAAGAGAGCGATTATGCACGATCTTCTGGTGGAATGGCTGAAACAAGTGGACGTATCGCCGGAGGTCGTGCAACAACTGGTTGTAGGATATTGCAAGCGTAACAAGCGGGCATATCCTACACCCCCCATTTTCATTGACTAACACGGAGGCAATTTACTATGCGTAAAATACAAGTGTATCAGCCGAACAAAATCCCGGAAGAACCGCCATTATTCTTTCAATTGGTGCCATATCAGGACGGAGTTGATCTGGTACTTGTAAACGAGGCTGGAGTCCGAATGACCAGCGGAAAGATTCTCCGAGTCACGCATAATGGAACCATCGAACGGTATTTTAGTGTCGGAAAGGAACACGGACTGCCATTGGACGCGAATGGTGCCGTTGTTGTGGAGCGTTGATGCCATGAAACAGATGGACTACCCGCATCATTCGGAGCCTCAGATGATTAAGCGCATTGGCCGTATGATGATGCGCCGTTGGGGCAACAAGAATAACGCCAAGCAAGACGGAGAATGTCCGCACGCTATGTACCAGCATATACGCACGCAGCTTATGACGTACTTTCCGCGTACGGACTACTTCACAACTGGTTCGTAGTCGGCCGACTACATATGGCCGACATTCTTCCTTCCTTTCTCCTATAAATGAGCAGGAACACAATGAGCGCACAAGCTGCACAAAGTAAATACAGGAACTCAGCAAATGGAAAGGCGGTAAGAGCTATATATAACCGGAGCGCCAAGAGAAAAGCCCAACGGGCGGCGTACCAACGCTCACAGAAAGGGAAGGAAGCGGATTATAGGGGCAGGCTTAAATATACTCATGGAATAACTATAGAGGACTATTTCGTTATGCTTAATCAGCAAGGAGGAAAATGTGCTATCTGCGAAACAACCGTGCCTACAGTGCATAAACGATTTCATATTGACCATTGCCACGAAACAGGAAAGATTCGTGGTTTATTGTGCCACGGCTGTAATGTTGGTTTGGGCTATTTCAAAGAAAACGTAACAGCATTAAAAAATGCCGTAGTTTACTTAACTAAGGCTAGCGCAGAGGATGCGCCGCGTGTCTGATACTTGGTATTATTCACGGATACCGCATCCGTGGATTCAAATGCACATACTGGCAGAGGATGATGAGCATTTAATTGCAGAACAACGTGGGGCACCGTATCTCATAATGAAAGAATCCGGCATGGGATACGGATTGCCCTTACCGCTGCCAGAGGTAGAGAATAAGGAGTTACTTACGTGGGCTAAAAGCACAGCAATTCGCTTGATGCTTAACTAAGTAGCATATAAAGTTGTACTATTGTTGTATTTTATAAGGGATACACGCTATGATAAACGCAGCTTTGTCTCTTGCCGTACCGTCCCACCAAGCCAGTAGCAAGACGCAACATTGGTCTTTCACCGTCAGCTTTGTTGACAATACTGGAATCCCTCGCTGGTCTGTTACCAGCCCCCCGAAGTATGATTCAAAAGGCGAGGCGTTGTATTTTGCCTACGCTGCCGCGCAGCAACGGGGATTTACTCCCGCTGCCCGCGGAATCAGTATCACTACCAAGCAATACAAAGAGTAACGCGCACTATATCAAGTGATGATAGTTCATCATCGCCGGATGTAGGGCAAGCTATCGCTTGCATACAGCGTTAGCTGTTGTCGCACGTCCAGAAACCAACTAAATAGGAGATACAATCGTGGCAAGGTATGAAAACAAGCAGTACGAAGCAAGATGTGATGTAACCGAAATGCCGGGGAATTGCGGCATGGCGATTGTGTACCAATTCAACACAGGTTTGCCAGCAAGCGCATCCAGCAAGGAGGCCAAGGACCTGTACAAAGGGCTGTACCGTGAAATCGTGTCGGAAACCTCCAATGCTACCGTGATATACGTCACGGATAAGGTTGGTGGCAAAGTGGAAAAGTTTGCCAAGGCAATGGGATTCACGAAGGTCCACCGCCCGGTGCTGAACCGCCACACGAAAAACAACATCGTGTCGTATTACAAGACGGTTACGAAAGCTGAATACGAAAAGGCGTGTAAGGATATCCAAGACGCGGACGACAGGGAATGGAACTAATGTAGTCTGCCGACTACATTCTTGATGAAATAGGTCCCGGCAATTGGGCCGGGGCCACTAACTCTATGAGGAAGCAATACGATGCAAAGAGCGGCGCAGCGCCGAGTACCAGCACCAAAACCACAAGCGTATCCCTCCCCGGAAGTGTTGACGTTGGGAGCGGACCCGGAAATGTTTGCAGTAGACGAGAAAGGGAGTTTGAAGAACGTAATAGGCCGTATTGGCGGGAACAAAAGAAATCCGCTGCCCGTAGGAGGCGGCTTCTTCGTGCAAGAGGACAATGTGGCATTGGAATTCAATGTTCCTACAGCCACTAGCAAGAAGGACTTTGTTCGCAACATCACGACAGGCGTTGAGCATTGCAAGCAGGCCCTTGCCAAAGTAAACCTGCACATGCACATCGCCGGAAGTGTCCGTATGCCGGAAGAAGAACTCAACGCTCCGGGCTCCTTCGATTTCGGATGCAATCCGTTTCTGGACGCATGGACATTCGAGAAACCGAAAGCGTTGGATGCAAGTATGTTGGTCAACCCTTATGACCGATTCGCAGCAGGCCACGTACACATTGGTATTCCCCAATGTGTACGTG